CTATGCCGCGCCTTCTGTCCGATTGGCCGGATTGCGGCCGATCGCGTCCGCTGCGCGGCGGAGATAGTCGGGGTGGTGATGGCCGTAGTTGCGCTCCAGCGTCTCGACGGTCATGCCAAGATAGCCGGCGGCCTCCCACATGTCGACGCCGGCCTGCATCAGCCATGTCGCCGCCGTGTGCCGCAGGACGTGCGGTGTCACGTCCGGCCCGAGGCCTGCCTCGGCGCGTGCCGAGCGAAAGGACTTCGACACGCGGCAGACCGGCCGTCCGCGCCATTCGACGACCCATGTCGCCTCCGGATCGATCCTGCGCCAGCGCCGCATGTGGGCCAGCAACCGGGCGGGCAGGGGGACGGGTGGCGCGCGCTTGCGGGTTTCGCGCTTCGCCGGCGGCTTGCGGTAATACAGGCCGGCCTCGAGATCGATCCATCCGGCGTCGTCGCGGCGCTCCCATGCCGCGGAGCAGACATTGCCGGCGCGCGAACCGGTATAGAGTGCGACCAGGATGAAGCGCGCCAAATGCTTTCCGTCTCGGCGCCGCGTTTCCTCTCCCATCCATTTCTGCCGGCTGTTCCAGGCGGCGCGCAACAGCGCCGCGGCCTCGGCGCGCGTCAGCCATCGCTCGCGTCGCGGCGGCTTCTGCGGCAGCTGTATCGCCGGGACGGCATCGACCATCCCCTCGCGCCTGCCCCAGTTCATGGCCGCGCGCAGATCCTCAAGCTCCCGGCGTCCGGCGACCGCGGGCCGGGATGCGGCGTAGTCCCGGCAAGCCTTCCCGGCGATCTCTCCCGGTTTCATCTGTCCGAAATGCGTGAGCAGCCGAATCGCCCTGGCCGCCGTTTCCCTCGGCCGGGACTGGCCGGCCGCCGTGGCGCGCAGCCATGCGTTGATGATGTCGGCGACGAGTATCTCTTCCTTCGGCCCCGCGTCCGCCAGCGGGTCGTGCTTGCGCGTCAGGTAATCGGCAAGCCATCTTTCAGCGCCCGCGCGGTCATCAGGGCCGCATCCAGTCGACAGGAGGCGGTTGCCGTCGCGGACGAACCATCCGGCCGCGGACCTGAGCGTTCCGTCGGCCTTGCGGCTTTCGGGCCGGAAGTACAGGCGGGCGCCTTTCTGAGGCCTTGGCATCTTGCGAGCATCTCCTGGATCGCGCGCAAGGTGCAATATTCCTTGCCGGCAATCAATGCCGTCTCGAGCCGCCCGGCGTCGCGCTCCCGGCGCAGGCCGGAGACCGTCATCCCGCCGTCCGGGAAGGCGATCTCGGCCGCGCGCTTCAGCCGTAGCGGCGTATCCATGTCGATACCGGGCGGGAGGATCATGACGGGATCCTCATCGGCATGACGACGGAGAGAAGGCTGAAGCCGTCCGGCTGGCGTTCCGGCTCGAACAGGACCGGCGACAATGCATCCCGCAGCGATATCGACGTCTTGTCGCAATCCAGCGCGTCCACCGTGCCGGCCAGGTAGTCGACATTGACACCGAGCGAGATCGGTTCGCCGTCGAGGTCGGCCTGGACGTCCTCCGCCGCCTCGCCATTGTCCATGTCGCGCAGGTTGAGCGTCATGGCGCCGTCGGCGATATCGATCCTGATCGCCTTCTCCCGCTTGTCGGAGACGGCGGATATCCGCTTGCATGCCTCGACGAGCTGGCGGCTGTCGACGCCGAGACGCTTGTCGTTCCCGGTCGGGATCACGCGGCGATAGTCCGGATACTGGGCCGCGATCAGTTTCGTTTCGATGACGGTGCCATCGGCCGAAAGCCGCCAGCCGTCCGCGCTGGCGGCGACGGACACGGGGTCGTCGCCGGCCTTGTCGGCAAGCTGGCGCAGCAGGCGGCATGCCTTGGACGGAACGATGGCGGCGGGGAAGGGGCCGTAGTCCTCGAAGCTTTCCGCAGGGATGACGATGCGTGCGAGCGTCTTGCCGTTGGTTGCGACCGCGACCAGCGATGGCTCGCTGTCCTCGCCGCCGTGGTGGAAATGGATGCCGTTGAGGTAGTATCGCGTTTCCTCATCCCCGATGGAGAACAGGCAGGCGTCCACCGCGCGGGCGAGCAGGCGGCCCGGCATTTTCCACTCGATGTCGTATTGCGGCGGCGAGGTTTCCGGGAAATCCGAAGCGGGCAGGCTGTGCAGCCTGAAGCGCGAGCGCCCTGCGGTGATCGTCGCATCGGCATCCTGCGCCCTGACGGCGATCTCGGCGGCCTCGGGCAAGCGGTTGACGATGTCGTAGAGGCGCGCAAGCGGCAGGGTTATGCCCTCCCGGGAAGCTTCTCCCGAAACGGTCTCGGCCGTCGCGGTCACGCGGATGTCGAGATCGGTTGCCGTCACGGCAATCCGGCCGTCATCGGCCTGCGCAATCAGCGCGTTCGAAAGTATGGGTATGGTATTGCGCCTCTCGATCGCGGCGCGGACGGCGGCGATGGCCGGGAGAAATTGCGATCGGTGGATGGTGAATTCAGTCATTGGTGTTCCCCGGTGTTTCGGCGATCCATTGGACGGGCGCGGCGGCGCGTTCGCCTGTCGCAGCGGCCGCCAGCATGGCGATGCCGATCGATGCGATCGTCCAGGCAAGCGCCGCGAGAACGGCGCGCGCCGCGCGCTGGCGCCTCCAGCGGGCATGTTCCGCCCGGCAGACGCGCTCCCATTCCCCGGCCGTCGTCACTGGCGTTCCTCGCTGCCGGGTTTCATGCCGAGCTCGTTCATGTAGAGGTCGAGAACGGCCTCCATCTCCATGCGCTCGACGGGATCGACCTTGCGAAGGGCGACGATCTTGCGCATGGCCTTGACGTCGAAGCCGTTGGCGCGCGCCTCCCCGTAGACCTCCTTGATGTCGTCGGCGATCGACGCCTTCTCCTCCTCGAGACGCTCGATCCGCTCGATAAAGGCGCGCAACCGGTCGCGCGCGACGGTGTCCTGTGCTGTCATTGTCGCCTCCTTTCGTCCTGCTCGATGCTGTTGAGGGCCGCGCTGATCAGTTCGCGCTCCGCATCCTCGAGCGCGGCGTACATCCCGCGCCGATCGCCATCGAATTCCGCGATGTCGGCCTTGATGTCTCGAACCCTTTCGACAAGGGGTCTTTGTATCGATACGAATGCCGCATCCGTGGCTTGTGTCGTCTGGAGCCGCAGACGCTCCGCCGACCCGCGCACGCTACCGGGGCATCTGCCCATTCCGCTGAATGTGTCGGGAACGCGCCACACCTTGCCTTGGTAGAGATACTCGATGCAGTCGGCCTCGCCGTCCCACACGTTTGCATGGTACTGCCCGAAAAGGATCGCTCTGGCGACGCGCCATGCGCGGATGATACGGCGGCGCATGTATCTGTCGGGAATGGTAATTCTCATGGCGCCGTCCTTTCCGTTGATGTGTCTGGCTTCGCCTCAGCCTTCCTTGCCGCGAGCAGGCGTTCCGTCGCCTCGAAATCCATCAGTTCCCCGGGAAACATCCGCCGGAGCGTGTCCGATGCCTCTCGACGGTCGCCGGCCACGATGGCCTCGTGCAGCCGGACAAGGTCCGCCGTGTCCGGATATGTGACCAGCTCGTCCATGCTGAACGCCTCGTCGCAATCGGGGCATGTGATGATGGTCATGTCGGCCTCCTAGAACGGGATCTCGTCATCCATTTCGTCGGCAAGGCCGCGGCCCTGTTGCGCCTGCCGGGTTCTCTCCTCCGCCTGGCGACGCAACTCGTCCTCCCCGGACGCGCCGCCGCGGCCATAGGCCGACGCCTGGCTCTCGGCACGGCTCTGCGCGCCGCCGGAGGAATCGAGCAGTTGCAGTTCGCCGCGGAAGCGCTGCAGCACGACCTCGGTCGTGTACCGGTCCTGCCCGGACTGGTCCTGCCACTTGCGGGATTGCAACTGCCCCTCGATGTAGACCCGCGATCCCTTGCGCAGATATTCCTCGGCGACCTTGGCGAGATGCTCGTTGAAGATGACGACGCGATGCCACTCGGTGCGCTCGCGGCGCTCGCCTGTCTGCTTGTCGCGCCAGCTCTCCGAGGTCGCGACGGATATGTTGACGACGGGCTCGCCGGAATTCAGGCGGCGGACATCGGGGTCCGCGCCGAGATTGCCGACGAGGATGACCTTGTTCACGGATCCGGCCATCAGACGTGCTCCTTCTGTTCGGCCGCCGCCGCGGCCTCTGTGGTGATGGGCGCGCGAGCGGAGACCTGCGCCGTCTCGGCCGCACGCCGTGCGGCCAGTTCGGCGTCGATGCATCCGATCTCGAATTCGAGGGCGGAGGCCAGGCGCGCCCGCTGACTGATTTCCTCGTCGCGGGCGAGCTCGATTTCCGCGCGGCTCGCCCCCTTGCCGATCGAGATCGCGATACGTTCGCCGGCGGACACTCTTTCGAGAATCCTCTCCCATCCATTGCGACGATCAGTCAGCTGGGCGTCGGTCAGTTTTTCCAGGTCGCTCACGGTCTCACTCCCAGGTACAGGTCCAGCCGCTGAAGCCATGCCTCCTCCGCCCTGGCGGGGCCCCACGGCTTCAGCGAACCGGTGAATTTGGGGTAGGGGTCCGGCCGCGGGCATGCGGCCGGACCGAAGAGGAAATGCGCCTCGGCCTCGCCCATGCGCTTGTCCATCGCCTTGACGGCTGCCGCCGTATCACGCGGCATGGCTCGCCAGTCGATCCCGGCGGCGCGCCAGATGGCAATGTCGTGGCGCGCCTTGAGAAGACTGATTGCCGTGCCGATGACTGCGCTGTGGCCCTGTTCCGGGCCGAGAAGCTCCGCAGCAGTCGCCTCCAGCGCCCTGACAGCAGGCGTGACGATGTCTCCGATACCGTTGCCCTCGTGGGCATCGTGCAGCAGGAAGGCCCCCGCGGCGAAGCGATCGCCCGTCTCGGCCGCAATGGCATCGGCGCCCATAACGCAGTGCTGCGCGACGGAGAAGGCAGGGCCGTCGTGGCGACCTGCCCAGCGAGCCAGCTTCGAAAGCGATCCTGCGATCGCGGCGAAATCGACATCCTCGGGTCTCGGATTGGCGAGATCGACAAGGCCGCCGTTGCGCGTCCACGAAGGGGCGGCCATGGCTGCGCGTCTTTCCGTAGCGGTATTCATGGTCATACCCCCGCCGCCGCCTTCAGCGCGGCCTCGATCTCGAACAGCCGGGGCAGCGCGACGGCCGCGCATGCGGCGAACCAGACGGCAGCCGCCCCGGCCAGAAGTGCGCGTTCGGTGCGCCCGAGAGGCTGCGGCCGCAGGCTGATGCGCGCCAGTTCGCGCATGTCGGACAGGATTTCCTTTTCCGTGCGGGGGTAGGTCATGCCGCCCTCCTTTCCGCGCGGATGGCCGACGCGTCGCGGCGCCCGGCGGCGACCGCGATGTCGCAGCCGATGTCGATGGCGATCCCGTCGCCGTATCCGGCCTGCGTCAGCGCGGCGATGTCGGCAATGCCCGTCTCGCGTCGGCATTCGCGGATCAGCTCCGCCATGTCCGTGCGGACGATCCTCTCCTCGGCGGGGTGCAGCGCGGCGCGGGCATGAAGCGCGGAGAAGGCCGCGCGGGCCTGCGGGGTTACCCGGCGGGGTGTTCCCGGGGCGGGTGTTCGGGGGGTGCCGGAATGCATGTTGACCTCCATTGGCAAATATCGCCTTTTTCTAGGAAAGGCAGAAATCGCCAATTATGTCAACCCGGTTGTGAATGGTCGCCTTTGGCCTTGCGTCCCCCGCGGAGAATCCGGTTATTTTGTGATGTGAACGGAGAGGTATGGCGATGAGGGTATCAGTAACGATTGCCGCGCTTCTGCTTGCTGCGGGCTCGCCGGCGACGGCGGCGGAGCCGCTTCGTGCGCAGCTCGAGGCCTGTGCGGGGGAGAATAGCGATCTCGACCGGTTGGCCTGCTATGACCGGCTTTCCGGGAGGACGCCGAAGACGAGCGTCTCGCGGCGGGGAAACTGGCAGGTGGAAGAGAGGATCTCGAAGCTGACGGATGACCGCAATGTGTTTCTGACGACGTTTTCGCGCGAGGCGGTCGATTGCGGACGGTTCACCCGTGAACCAATACAGCTGCACATACGGTGTATGGAAAACACGACGGCTCTCTTCTTTGCGACGCATTGCCACATGACTTCGAGCCGATACAACGACTACGGCGACATCGAGTACCGGTTGGACAGGGATCCTGCGGGAGTCGTCTCTGCCGCTGAATCGACGGACAGCTCGTCGCTCGGGCTGTGGAGCGGAGCGAGGTCCATACCGTTCATCAAGGGTATGTTCGGGAAATCGGAACTTGTCGTCCGCATGACGCCCTACGGGGAATCTCCGTTCATGGCGACATTCGATATCTCCGGCCTCGAGGAGCAGATCGCTCCGCTGCGCGAGGCCTGCGGCTGGTAGCGATCAGACGCCCGCGATCTCGTTGCGGGTGAGAACCCGGTGAACGGCCTTCACGTTTTCGAGCGGGAACTCGATCGTGTCCGGCGGGTTGAACTGTGTCGTGACGACGGTCGTCGCGGTGCTGCGCTCATAGCGCTTCAGTGCGGCCTGGGTGCCGTCCGTTCCGTTGTCTCGCGTCTGTACAATCACGTCGTCGCCGGCGCGCGGCGGACGGTGCGGGTCGACGAACACGATGTCGCCGGCATAGTAGCGCGGCTCCATTGAGGTTCCGACGACATATAGCGCGTAGATATCCTTCTTGCCTGCCAGCGCCTCGGGCCGCTTGGCCCATTCGATGACTTCCGTGGTCAGGGTCAGCGTGCCCGCGGCCGACCCGGCTGCTGTGCCGTAGACGGGCACCGGGGCGGGCGATGTTGATGGCTTCTCGGGCACGGGGCGAACCGATGACCTGACAACCGGACGGTTCGGGACGGCTTTTGCGCTTGGATCTTCGCCGAGAAGCTCCGCGAAACTGGCGTCGAGCGCTCTTGCGATTGGCCCGATATACTTGTCGGACAGGCGAACCTTGCCGAGCTCGATCTTGCTGATCAGGGAGGCGTCGGCGTTCGTGATGTCGGACTCCGGGTCCGCATTGATGCGCTCGGCCAGCTCGGCCTGGGTCATCCCCAGCCCTTTTCTCAGTTTCTGGATGAAGTTCCTTGCCATGGCATGATCATCTCCACATTGGAGAGCGATGGAAGGGTGTTTTTCGCCTTTTCGCCACTTGACCAAAATGGCAATATCTGCCTATTTTGGGAATATGAAGCTTGCCGATTGGAAAACAAGCCGCCGTCTGACCTGGGCGCGCCTCGCCGAACTTCTCGAGCTGGACGGCGCGCATGCGGGGTCGACGCTTCGCCGCATCGCGCTCGGTCGTCATGGCGCCGATGCCGGGTTGATCGCCCGGGTCGAGGCGTTGACCGGCGGAGCGGTTGCGGCCGCCGACTTTCACCGCGCGCGCATGGACCACATTGCCGATACCGCACCGCGAAGCCTGCCCGATGCGGCGTTGCTTGCGCGGCTCCGCGAGCGCGGCGCGTCCCTTCCCGTACACGAGGAGATCACCCCATGACGCCTTTCCCCCATGTCGTCTGCGCATCGGGCATGCACCTCGGCGTCCCGGCCGGTGACGTTGTCGCCGCCGCCCGGGCCTCGCTGCGGCGGTCTCTTGCCGAGATCGAGGCATCGTTCCGTTCGGCTTCCGGTTGCTCGCCATGTCGGACCCTCCGTTTCGATGATGTCATGGAAGCCGAACCGGCGGCCGCCGTCACGGAAATTGCGCCGGCGGGATTTTCCGCGGGGAGGGGCACATGGTGAGGGCAACGAACGAGCATCAGCGCGCCGCGCTGAAGGCTGCGGTCCGCCACGCGATCCGACGTTGTGGTGGTGGTGCGACCGCGCAGGATGCGACGCGCGTCAACGCGGCCGCGCTCTCGAAATACGGCTCCGGCGACTGGCCGGACAACCACGTTCCCGTCGACGTGGCGCTGGACCTGGACCTCGACGCCGGGGAGCCGGTGATCCTCTCCGCCCTGGCGCGCGAACAGGGCTACGACCTGCGGCGGGTGGAGCCGGTCGCGGCCGAAGGCGACGGCGATGGCGAGTTCTCGCCGCTCGGCGCGCTGGCCGGATTGACGAAGGACCATGCCGGGCTGATCGCCGCGCTCGTCGCCGCCGCTTCCGACGGCATTCTGACCGAGACGGAGATCCGGGCGATCGAGGCCGAGGCATACGAGCTGCAAAGCCAGCTTTCCCGCCTGCTCACCGTTCTCGGCGTCGCGCGCAGCAAGGGGGAGGCCGCGTGATGGTGCAGCAGCTTCGGCCCATTGTCGTGCGGGACATTGATACTGACGCCGTGGACGTCTCCCGGGATCGCGGGGAAATGCCGCGGCTCGGGTGGGTTAGGATCGAGGATCTTGTGGTCGATGACTCCTACCAGCGCAGCCTGACCGACAAGTCGTGGCGCAAGATCAGGTCGATCGCGGAGAAGTTTCACTGGTCGCTCTTTACGGCCGTCGACATTGCGCCGGCAGGAGACGGGAAATACGCGATCATTGACGGACAGCATCGCACCCATGCGGCCGCATTGTGCGGCATCGAGAAGGTGCCTTGCCGCGTCATTATTGCCGACCGCGTCGTTCAGGCGCGGGCCTTCGCGGCGATCAATGGCGACGTGATGAACGTCACGGTCTGGCAGATCTACAAGGCGGCGCTGGTCGCGGGCGAACAGTGGGCGATTGCGTCTCGTGACCTGGTCGCCTCGGCCGGGTGCCGATTGATGGAATACAACAAGCCGAGCCACCAGAAGAAGCCGGGCGAGGTATACGCGGTCAACTTCGTGAGGGAGTGGGCGACAGCTGGGGAGGCTCGTCGGCGGGCTTTCGTTGCTGCCCTGTCTTCGCTCCTGAGTTCTTCGTCTGGCAACGCCGCCGCAAACTGGACGAATACCCCTCTCTCGGCGTGGGTCGGCGCTGTCTATGTGAGCGACATCGAGGACGAGGATCGTCTTCGTGCAGTCCTGAACACCATAGACATGGGAGAACTATATGAGTGCGCGAGGCGGGCTGTAGCCGCGAGGCGGAGGGCGGGGCAACCAACCTGCTCGACCGCCGACGAGTTGCGCGAGGTGCTTGTCGACGCCCTTTGCGGCGGCGCGTCGGGGCGGGGTACTGCATGACGGACCTTGCCGCATATGATGCATTCCTGCGCGCCAAGGCGGCTTCGGCGCGCCCGGCCGGCGAGGCCGTGACGGCGGCGGACATCAACCCGCTGCTCAAGGATCACCAGCGCGCCATCGTCGAATGGGCGGTGCGCGGAGGCCGCCGGGCCATCTTCGCGGCGTTCGGTCTCGGCAAGACCTTCATGCAGATCGAGGCCGTCGAGTGCCTGCGCCGCCTGCATGGCGGCCGGGGCCTGATCGTTGCGCCGCTCGGCGTCCGCCAGGAGTTCATGCGCGACGTTCTCACCCTGGCGACAGGCGAGCATCCCGACATCACGGACGCGCAGCGCGCGCAATTGCATGCGTGGCAGGACGGTCGGCCTGAGCGGGTTCCGTCCCTCCGCTTCATCCGCAGGATCGAGGAAGCCGACGAGACCGGGCTCTACATCACGAATTACGAGACGGTCCGCGACGGCAAGCTCGACCCGAGGCTGTTCGACATCACGTCCCTGGACGAGGCATCCTGCCTGCGGGGGTTCGGCGGCACGAAGACCTTCCGGGAGTTCATGAAGCTGTTCGCCGGCGACGACAGGCACGCCGGAACGAAGAACGATGGCGTGAAATACCGTTTCGTGGCGACCGCGACGCCAAGCCCGAACGACTATATCGAGCTGCTGGCCTATGCGGCCTATCTCGGCATCATGGATGTCGGGGAGGCGAAGACGAGATTCTTCCGCCGCAACTCCGAGAAGGCGGACCAGCTGACGCTGCACCCGCACAAGGAGGAGGAGTTCTGGCTTTGGGTATCATCCTGGGCCGTGTTCCTCCAGAAGCCCTCCGACCTCGGATTTTCCGACGAGGGCTACGAGTTGCCGCCGCTGACGGTACGCTATCACGAGGTCAGGTCCGATCTCCTCTCCGGACGCGAAACGCGCAGCGGGCAGATGCAGCTTATCGCGGATGCGGCCGTCGGTGTGGTCGACGCGGCGCGCGAGAAGCGGGCAAGCCTGCCGGCCCGGATAGCCAAGGCAGCCGAGATCAAGGCCGCCAGCCCGGACGACCACTTTATCTTCTGGCACGACCTCGAGGCCGAGAGGGTTGCGCTCGAAAGGGCCATTCCCGGCATCGCGACCGTCTACGGCTCGCAGGACCTGGAAGAGCGCGAGCGCGTGATCGCCGGCTTCTCCGACGGACGGATCAGCGATCTCGGCGGCAAGCCCTCCATGCTCGGTTCCGGCTGCAATTTCCAGCGACACTGCCATCGCGCCGTGTTCACCGGCATCGGCTTCAAGTTCAACGACTTCATCCAGGCGATCCACCGGATCCAGCGGTTCCTGCAGCCGCGCGAGGTCGTGATCGACATCATCCATTCGGAAAACGAGCGCGAGGTGCTGCGCAATCTCCTCGCCAAGTGGGAGCAGGACAAGCGCCTGAGGGAAAAGATGGGCGAGATCATCCGCAAGTACCGCCTCAACGAGCAGGCCATGGCCGAGGCCCTTGAGCGGTCGATCGGCGTGGAACGGATCGAGGTGAAGGGGGAGAAATACCGGATCGTGAATAACGATACCGTCATCGAGACGAGCCGCATGGCGGAGAACTCGGTGGGGCTGATCGTGACCTCGATCCCCTTCTCGACGCAATACGAATACACGCCATCCTACAACGACTTCGGTCATACCGACGACGACGATCACTTCTGGCGGCAGATGGACTTCCTGACGCCGCAGCTCCTGCGCGTGCTGCAGCCCGGCCGGTGGGCCTGCGTCCATGTCAAGGACAGGATCGTGCCCGGCGGCATCAACGGCCTCGGCTTCCAGACGCTCTCGACCTTCCATGCCGATTGCATCCATCACTTCCGCAGGCACGGCTTCGCCTTCATGGGCATGAAGACGATCACGACGGATGTCGTGCGGGAAAACAACCAGACCTACCGCCTCGGATGGACGGAGCAATGCAAGGACGCAACCAAGATGGGGTGCGGCGTCCCCGAATATCTGCTCCTGTTCCGCAAGCCGCAGACCGACAGGTCCAAGTCCTATGCGGACGTTCCCGTCGTCAAGGCGAAGAAGGAGTGGGACCGCGAGGCAGGAGCCTGGAAAAACCCGGGCGGATACAGCCGCGCGCGCTGGCAGATCGATGCCCACGCCTATGCGCGGTCTTCCGGCGACCGGCACCTCAAGGCCGAGGAGATCGCCGGGCTGCCGGCTGACCAGGTCTACAAGATCTGGAAGGAATTCAACCTGTCCGCGATCTACGATTTCGAGCACCACGTCGCCATCGGCGAGGCGCTCGAGATGCGCGGTGCGCTTCCGCCGACCTTCATGCTGCTGCCGCCGCATTCCTGGCATGACGATGTCTGGAGCGATGTGGCGCGGATGCGCACCCTCAACGGCGAGCAGAACGCGAAGGGCAGGGAGATGCATCTCTGTCCCCTGCAGTTCGACATCGTCGAGCGCGCCATAACCCAGCTGTCCAACCCCGGAGACACGGTGTTCGACCCGTTCGGGGGCCTGATGACGGTGCCCTATTGCGCCATAAGGCTGGGGCGGAGGGGGCTCGGCGTCGAGCTCAACCCCGGATACTTCCTCGACGGTGCGGCCTATTGCCGGGCGATGGAGGAGAAGATGTCCGTTCCGTCGCTGTTCGACTATCTCGACGCGGCGGATGGCGATGGCGTCGAAGAGCGCATGCCGGAGGCTGCCGAATGACGGCGCGCTCGCGGATCGTGATCGTGACGGACGACGCCGAGCGCGTCCGCCGCGAGGTCTTCGGCGGAACGGTTCCCGCCTTTGCGCGCATCGTGTCGAGCGCGACGGATTTCGACAGCATAGGCCCGCGCGACGAGGCGTTCGGCATCTTTCACGCGCCGCGCGGGCGGGAGTGCGCCGTGGCGGTAGCCTGGCGCGACTTCTGGACCCGCCATCATCCGAGATTCGGCCTGTCTCCCGAGCGGCTCTCCGGTTTCGCGCGCTGGCGAGCGGAGCGCGGACTGCCGCCACATCCGGCCGTTGCCGACATCTCCGCTTTCGGCGCGGACCGCCTGCCTTCCGGGGCGAAGGCCGTTTCCGCGTCCGCGCAAGCCCAACCCAGCGAGGTATCCCGATGACGATCGATCTCTACAGCATCAACTCCATGCCGGCCGGTCGCGTCCTGCCGGAGCAGGTCGGGCCGGACGCGGTGGAGGCCTACGGGCGATCCTTCCCGGATCCCGAAACCCTTGCAGCCATGCCGCGGGCGATGCGCAGGGAGGCTGCGCTGCTGGCTGCAGAGGCCGGGCTCGACGCGCCGAAGGGCAGCCTGCCCGCGCGGACGGCGGTGCTGCCGTGGCGACCGGCCGGGGCGGCCGACAATCGTCGCCGCGCAGACAATGGAGAAAGCGCTGGCGCGGGCCTGCTGCGCGCCTTCATCGCCGACTGCCTGCGTTTCCGTCCGGCAGAGTCCACGGGCTGGATATCCTGTGCCGACATCCATGCGCTTCACTGCGCATGGTGCCGTGCGAACGGCCACGAACCGGCCGAAAGCCGCATTCTCGGCATGATGATCGGCGATCGGGTCGCGCGCGAGCGGCGCGGCCACATGAATGGCTATCGTGGCCTGGTCCTGTCCGAGGTTGCCGCCTTCTACAAGAGCGACGTCGCCATCGTACCCGAGGACGACGAGGCGGTGCGTGTATTCGCCCGCGAGTGCCTGGCGCCCGGCGAGGGGTGGGTTTCCTACGCCGCGCTGCAGGACGCGCTTGCCGGGTGGTGCGCAATGAAGCGCTGGCCGCAACCGCCCGCGGCCATTTTCCGCCACGCCCTGGTTGCATCCGGCGCCCGACCGAAGCGCGGGTCGGAAGGCCATTCCGGATATTCGGGGATTTCGCTGTCCGCGCTCGGCGAAGCCCTGGCGGGCGGACGCGCCGCCGCACGGAGCGCGGCGCAATGAGATCCTTCGGCAGGCCGGATCCCGTCGTCCTGTTCATCGCGCCGGACATCGTGTCGGCCGACAGACTGATCGAGATGCACGGGGTGGACAGGCGCGCGGGTGGCTGGCGCGCGATCACGAAGGCGAGCGACCTGCGCGGCTGGGGGCGGTGCCCCTGCGTGATCGCGCCCGACGAGTGGTGGACGGCGCGCGGCTTTATGCCCGGGTCGTCTGCCGACCTCCTGGCGATCGTGCGCGCCCGGCTCGCCAGCGGGCGGCTGTTCTTCGCCGGACCGGAGGACATCGAGGAATGCAAGGCAAGGGAGATCGCCCATGGATATCCGCTCCGCGCCTGACGGCAAGGTGATCGCGCTGCGGCGCGACGAGGCCGACTGGCCGGCGATAAAGATGATCGCCGCGCTCGCGCTGACCGAGACTGGTCGCTTTTCCGAAACCGACATAGCTGCCGCCCTGTCCGTGCCGCCGCAGGTGGTGCGCAGCATGGTCGAGGCGGGGAGGGGAGAACCGAGATGAAGAACAAGCTATCCGACCTCAACAATCACCTTTTCGCGCAGATCGAAAGGCTTTCCGACGAGGACTTGAAGGCCGAGGACATCGATCGGGAGGCTCGAAGGGGCGAGGCGATCGTGGCTGTCGCGGACCAGATCATCCGCAACGCGCGGTTGCAGATCGATGCCGCCAGGCTGGCCTCCGAATACGGATCGGATCCGACGCCGTATCTCCCGCAGATCGAGGGAAAGCGGCAATGAGACGGCGGCGCATCGAGTACAGCAGCGAGGAGATGCGCTGGCTGGAAGATAACCGGATGATGGTGATCTCCGACTATCACCGTGCCTTCGTGGAGCGTTTCGGGCGGCGGGACGTGACAGCCGACAATCTTCACGGGCTGCGCAAGCGAATGGGGTGGAAAGTCGGGCGCGCACCCGGCCGGCTTGCGGGACGGTCGCGGAAGTTCTCCGAGGTCGAGCTTGCATGGCTCTCCGAGAACCGGACGATGCCGATCGGCGATTATCACCGTGCTTTCGTAGAGCGTTTCGGGCGAACCGACATTACACGGCAGGCCCTGCATGCCCTGCGCAAGCGCAAGGGTTGGAAAACCGGCCGGACCGGGCGGTTCGGAAAAGGGCATGTCCCCGCCAACAAGGGCCGGAAGATGCCGTGGAACGAAAACTCTGCGCGCACCAGGTTCCGCAAGGGGCACCGTCCTCACAACTACAGGGGTGCGGGTCACGAATCGATCGACGAGCACGGCTATGTGTGGATGATCGTCGACGAGACGAACCCCTACACCGGCGCACCGACGCGCCGGGTCCAGAAGCACAAGTGGCTGTGGGAACGCGAGAACGGCCCCGTGCCGGAAGGGCATGTTCTCAAGTGCCTGGACGGGGACAAATCCAACACCGATCCGTCGAACTGGGAATGCGTGCCGACAGGGCTTCTGCCGCGGCTGAACGGCAAGTGCGGGCGCGACTACGACAATGCGCCAGACGAGCTCAAGCCGGCGATCATGGCTGTCGCAAAGCTGGAGCACGCAGCGAGGAACAGACGGGCGGAGGCTGCGGAATGAGTAAGGCCGACAGGCTGGAGAAATATACGCTGTTTGATTTGCGATTGATGTGCGAGCGGGCTGCCAAGGTGCTTGTCGCAGAGCACGGTTTTCGCGCCGATGAATTCGTTCCGGCAGATGGCGACGAAACTGTCTATGCGCCGCCGGGCCTCATTCATGAGGATAGCAGCCATCCTCGTCTGAAATACTACTGCACACCGCTTCCCGGAACAAAACTGTATTGGTCCTATGCCCCCCTGACTGGTGAGGGCGACTGCGAGCTTCCTAGCGAGATACTCTCGGGTATCGAATTTTGGAGTACATTCGATCCTGACGAGTACCAAGTGGCGCACGGCGATGCGGCGGAGGCCGCCGAATGAGCGCGGCAACGGATGCATTCATCGAGGAGGCGCGAGCCGTCGGGGTGCTGGAGGCGTTCGATCGCGCGGGCGGTCAGCGCGGCGGGCTGCGCAGGGCGGGCGCCGAGTGGATCGGACCGTGTCCGGTGGCCGGCGGGCGCGACGGCTTCGCCATCCATCCGGGCAAGAACGCCTGGAACTGTCGCAAATGCGGCGTTGGCGGAAAGGACGGGATCGGGCTTGTCGCGCACATGCTCGGTCATGACGTGAGGACGCGGGACGGTTTCCTGTCGGCCTGCGCAGCCGTGCTGATGCGCGATCCCCCGGACGGAAGCCCCGAAACCCCGGAGGCGCGGGCCGCGCGCGAGCGGGCGGTCGCCGAAGCGAGGGAGAAGGCCGAAAGGGCTGCGGCGGCGCGCGAGCGCGAGCAGAACGCGTTCCGCGAGCGCGAGATCGCACGCGCGCAACGCATCGTGTTCGCGGCGTCCGCGTTACGTGAAGGTGACCCCGTGAAAGCCTATCTCAGGGCGCGCGGCGCGGATCTGTGGCAGGGCGTGCCGACGCGCATCAAGTTCCATGCCGATCTTCCGTACTGGGCCGACAGGGAAACCTGCATCGGCGCGTTCCCGGCCATGGTGATCCCTTTCATGGCGGCCGACGGGGCGTTGATCGGCTGCCACTGCACATGGATCGACCTTTCCAATCCGCCGAAATTCCGCAGGGACTTTGGCGTGGACGAGGCCGGCTGCCCCCGTCCGTCCAAGAAGATGCGCGGCCGCAAGAAGGGCGGCATCCTGCCGCTTGCCGGGCATGGCGGACGCGCGCGGCGCTGGGTGGTCGGCGAGGGGGTTGAGAATACTCTGGCCGTGGCGCTGTGCGAGGGCTTTCGCGGGGATACCTTCTATGCCGCCGCCGGCGACCTGGGCAATCTCGCCGGAAAGGCGGACCCGGCATCCCGGTTCCGCCACCCGACCGAAAGGCGCACCGACGCGCTCGGCCGGTCGCGGCCCGTTTTCGTGCCGGGGCCGGAACCAGACTGGAGCGCCGAGGCGATGCCGGTCCTCGATCACGTGGAAGCGCTTGTGCTGCTGGCCGATGCCGATTCCGAGCCGGTATTCACGGCATCGGCCATGGCGCGGGCGCGAAAACGCCACGGGGCGCCCGGCCGCACGGTCGCGGTCGCCTGGCCAGCGCCGGGCCATGGCGACTTCTCCGAATGGGTGTCGGACGGGATGAGGGAAGGGCTGGAGACGGCATGACGAAAGGAAAGGGCAATTCGGTTCCGAAGGCGGTCGCTTCCATAATCGCCGATGCCGAGCGGCAGGCCGCCGCCCTGGCTGCCGGACACTTCCTCGACGGCGAGGATGGCGAGCCGGTTGCCGGCGTTGCCGACGGGCTGGACCCGGAGGTGGTCGCGCATTGCGCCACGCTTGACCATTCCGACACGGACAATGCGCGGCGCCTGCAACTGCATTTCGGCCGCGACCTGATCGTGATGGCGCAGGAGGGGTCGGAAAAGCCGCCCTACGCGGCATGGACGGGAACGCACTGGGATTTTCCCTCCGGCCCGCAGCGCGCGCTGGCGATTGCACAGAAGCTAGGCGGCGCGATCGCGCTCGAGACGGCGTATATGGAGCCGACCGAGGCCGAGGCCGCGGCGATAGGGGCATGGGAAGCGATGGCGAAGGAGCGCGGCGTTCCCGTCGATTGCGACATCTCTGACCTGCCGACGAGCTGCAAGCAAACGGCCTCCCGGGCGCACAAGGCGCAGGCCAATTTCGCCAAGCGCGTCCAGCGCCGCCACGCCCACGCCGTCACCTCGAAGAATATCGGCCGGATGAACGCGGCGCTGACATGCCTGGCGCCGCACATCCTGGCGGACGCAGATTCCTTCAACGCCGATCCGCTGCGCTTCGCCTGCCTGACGCACACGATCCGCTTCGATGTGAGGGAAGGCAAGGTGCCGAACCCGGACAGCGGGGAGGACCCGACCGCACCGCTCGAGATCGACGGCAAGACGGTGCGGGTGATCGCGAAACGCGGGCACGACCGCGGGGACAGGATCACGGCCGTGGTGCCGGTGAAATACGACCCGCAGGCGAAATGCCCGAAATTCATGGCATGGCTGGAGGAGTTTTCCCCGAACCCCGAGGTGCGGCGCATGCTGCAGGTCTCCAGCGGCCTCGGCCTTCTCGGCCTCGCCGTGCAGCGGCTGTTCTTCCACTACGGCAAGGGCGCGAACGGCAAGAGCGTGTTCATGGAGACGATCGGCCGCGTGCTCGGCGACCTCTCGATAACGCTGCCGGCGGAATCGATCACCGGACGGCAGAACTCGGGTTCCGGACCGTCGCCGGACCTCGCCCGTCTTTACGGCCGGCGGCTGCTGCGCGTGGCCGAGCTGCCGCAGGGCGAGCCGCTGCGCATAGAACTGATCAAGAAGTTGACCGGCGGCGAACGCTTCCCGGTGCGCGACCTGTTCAAGGGATACTTCGACTTCACGCCGATCTTCGTGGCGCACATGTCGGGCAACGGCTATCCGCGCACCGACGAGACGGACAACGGCACGTGGCGGCGTCTCGTTGTCGTCAAGTGGCCGAAGACGATTCCGACGGACCAGCAGCGCGACTTCGAGGAAGTGCTGGCGGAGTTCGAGCCGGAATATCCCGGCATTCTCAACTGGCTGATCGAGGGGGCGAAGATATTCCTGACCGAGGGGCTTGTGATCGCGCAGGAGAGCCTTGCCGAGACGGCGCGTTACAGGGCGGAAATGGATCCGCTGGCCGGTTTCGTCTCCGCCTGCATCGCCGCCGACGAGAACGAGAGCATCCAGGCGCGCGACATGTACTCGACCTACGTGCTATGGGCGTCTGAAAACGGCGTCAAGCCGATCTCCGAAACCGCCTTCGGCCGCAAGATGCCGAACTATTTCCCGCGCGACGACAGCGGCCGGACGCGGCGATATGTCGGCTGCCGCATCAAGTACCGCCCGTCGGGCGACCCTGCGGACCGGCAGGCGAGCTATCCGGAGGGCTATGCCGGATGACCGGCTCAGGGGAGGATGTCATCGTCTTCGGGGGTGGCGCTTTCCACGGCGTCGAACGCGCTTTCCACATCCATGCACGCATCCTCGATGTCGTCGATGAGGCTCTGCAGCTTGTCGTATCCGGCGTCGGTGTTGAAATGAAGCTCGTCCTGGAGCGCCATCGCATCATCGGAGAGATCCTCGGCTGCCTTCACCATGGGGGCGAGGGCGACCAAGGCGGCCTGCCTGCCGATCTTGCCATCCCGAAGATCGTCCTCGATCGACGCGGCGCGCCTGGCCATGCGCGCCATCTCGTTCTTCCTTTCGCGCCATGGCTTGAGCATGGCCGTGACGTCGGCGGCGGTGAGCTCGGTCCAGTTGCCGTCGCGGTACAATTCGGCATATGGCTCGCGCGGCGTTGCGCTGCGTTTTTTGCCCGATTTGCGGCGGCGACCCTTTCCCGATCCCCCAACTACGGACAACACAAGGCCTATGGCGATGACGGCCGCAAGAAACGTCCCCATGCAGCGAATCCCCCCATTTGTCGCAATGATCCCCGTGCCGCGCGAGTGCTGTCAAGGCGACGCATGGCCGATGTCGGTTTTGCTGGACCCAAATCTTCAGCCGGTGTGGAGTGGATGCCCCGCACCCCTTCCGGCCCGAAGGCGGCTCGAAACCGTCTCGAAACGCCGGAAATTTCGAGGGTTTCGAGGCTCTGCGAGGGTTTCTGCGAGGGTTTTTATTCAGCGGAAACAATGACTTGCGAGGGTTTCGAGGGTTTTTCGGCCCCATATGCACGCGAAAAGGGGGGAGGGGAAAAAGCTTCTCATGTACCTATGGAACGGCAAAACCCTCTCAACCCACTTAACTTGTTGAAATCATTAATAAAAAACCCTCGCAAAAACCCTCTCATACCTTCGAAACTATCGCAAGTCATTGATTTTAAAGAATATTTCTGAAAACCCGGAGGTTGATGGCAGGATGAAGACGATATCTGTGCGGAAGCTGCTGGAATGGGCTTTCAACGACGAGCTGCCGAAGGCGCAGCGCGAGGGCGGTGGAACGACCGGCGCCGTTTCGGACTTCTGGTCGCGTTTCGCGGAGCTCGGGACGCTGGTGGACGTGTCCGTCAACGCGTTCGGGGTGGTGCCGGATTTCTCGGCCGAGGGCGACCCGCATCCCGACGCGGTGGCGGTTGCGGGGGCGGTGCGCGGCCTGCCGGCTTTTGACGTGCCGGAGGGGTGGTTTCCCTTCCCGGAATGGCGAGGCGCGTTGCATCCCCTGGCGCGCGATGCCGTGGAGGCGTGGCGGCGCGAGCAGGGCGGCCCGCGCGAGGCCGCGCCGATCGTGATCGGCGCCGCGGTGCTTCGCCGGGAGCCGTCGTGGTCGTGCGACGAACCGAAGGCGTCGCCCGTGATGCGCAACGGCAGGCCGGCCTGGTTCGTCAGGGAGTATCGCCGGGACCGGCTGACGGGCGAGGAAATCGCCGTCGAGGTGGACGGGATGAACCGGCGCACGGGCAGGCCGGTCAAGGGCGCCTATCGCAAGTATGCGCTCAATCCCGATCCGCGCGGCGCCATCCTCGACCGGGCGGATTATCACGTCTGGCGATGCGCTCTGGAGCATCTGGCCCGGGCTTTGGACGGGCGGCTGACGGCGCATCGTCTCTCCGGCGACTTGCCTCCGGCCGAGCCGTGGCGTCTGAAGCTTTCGGGTTCACCTCCGGAAAGTTTTTGATTGCGGGGGAAACTTGACATAGTCTCGACCTCAATAAGAAAGGCGATACGGACCCGGCGCGGAGGCGGCGGGTTTTTTCATGCCATGCTGACCGTCCGCGACAATCACCAGGCATTCGACGCGCAGCTGGCGCGCGATCTCGGAAGGGATCTGCCGTTTGCCGTGGCGCGGGCGATCACCTGGACGCTGAAGGACGTTCAGAAGAACAGTCCGAACTGGATGCGTCGCGACTTCGACAACCCGGTACGCTGGACGCTCAACTCGATGCGTGTCGAACCGGCGACCAAGCGCAAGGGGTATGGCCGCGTCTACTTCAAGGACGAGCACAAGGCCGGCGGCAAGGGAACGAATGCCGGCCGATACCTGTTGCCGAACATCAAGGGCACGCGCAGGCCGCACACGCGATGGGAGAAGTTCCTGATTGCGCGCGGGGTGATGCACCGCAACGAGTACGCCATGCCGGCGAGCGGGATCAGGCTGGACCGGCACGGCAATGTGCCGTCCCGCATCTATCCGGAAATCATTGCGCAGCTGCGGCTCGGCATCAACGGTATCGGCAACGCCAGCGAGACGACGATGAGGCGGCGAAAGGCGCGCGGGGTCGGTCGCATCTTCATACCGCAGCTTGCCAAGGGAACTGCTGCAAACAGCCTGCATCGGGGTATCTGGCATCGCAGGAAGGATGGGACGATCGAGCCGCTGTTCATCTTCACCGAGAACTGGCCGGCATACGAGGTCCGCTTCCCGTGGAAGGTCTACGCGCGCAAGACGGTGGCAAACCATTTGCCCCACCAGTTGCGGCGCTCGGCACGGATGATCCTGAGCAAGCCGAACCGCTGAGGCGCGGGTCCTTCCATGCCCGCCGGCACCAGCGGGTAATTCGGGCCCCGGTTTGTTTCCAGTCGATGCGGAAAACCGAAGCCTAAAATCGAAGCCTTAAAAGCAGCCGCCGGACTAAATTCGGCGCGCGTCCAAGGCTCGCAGACCGGCAATCCGGTCGCTGCTTGGAGCGCGCGGCGTGGCCAGCCTGACGGCTCGAAAGGAGATGCCGCAAGGTCGATGTGTCGCGGCGTGACGGAGCGCAATGACCGAAACGACCATGACGAAGGGCGAATACGCCGCGCGCCGCGGCGTCACGCCGGCACGAATCTCGCAATACATTGCGGACGGCAAGATCGGCCCGAGCGCGTTGAAGGGCGAAGGGCGCTCGGCGCGTATCATTGTCGAGATCGCTGATCGGCACCTCGCCCAACGTCTCGATGCCTCCCAGGCGCTCGGCGCGAACGGAGCGATGTCCCGCGCGGTGAATGAAACGCCGCAGCCGGACCGCCCTGCGCCACATCCCCCCGCCGGCTGCGATGGCGACCTCCAGCGCCGGCCGGCGGGGGTGGCCGAGACAGAGACCGAGGCAGCGCTTCGGGTGGCCGCGCAGGAGAAGGCGGAGCAGGCGAAGCTGCTGACCGCGAAGATGCGGAGGCAGGAAGCGCTCGAGACCGGCCGCTACATCCTGGCGGCCGATGCTCGCGCGCAGATCGCACGCGCGACCTCCGCCGCCTTCAGGGTGATGGAAGCCGGCATTCGCAACATGGCTGCAGACCTGGCGGCGCAGTTCGAACTGTCCGAGGCCGAGGTATCCCACGCCCTGGTCAAGAGCTTCCGGGCCGTGCGCGAGCGCGCCGCAGCCGACTTCAAGGCGCAGGCGGAAGCCTTGCCCGAACACGTTGAGGATGGCGAGGAAGTCGACGACGGCGAGGCATCGCAATGACCTTGCTCTACAACGCCGACCGCATGCTGGCCGAGTGTCTTTGCGAGGTGACGACGCCGCCACCTCCCGTCGACTACCTGGCATGGGCCAAGGAACATATCGAGTTCTCCCCGGGTACGTCCGACTTCCCGGGCAAGTATAACGAGAAGCTGTTCCCGTTCTTCACCGAGATCCTTCATGCGCTGTCGCCGGAGGACCCGTGCCGATTCGTGACGCTCGCGAAGTCGGCGCAGGTCGGCGGCACGGTGCTGGCGAACATCTTTGCATTGGGAACGATCGATCTGGACCCCTGCCTGTTTCTCTACGTCCATCCGACGGACGAGATGGGCGACCGTTGGTCGAAGCAGAAACTGACGCCGATGATCAGGGAATCTGAGCATCTGCGCTCGCTGTTCCCGGACAAGTCGCGCGATGCCGCGAACTCGGTTCGCTACAAGGAACGGAAGGATGGCCGTGGCGCGATACAGGTGGCCGGCGCGAACTCCGCGGCAAACTTGTCTCAGATGTCCTGCAAGTGCCAGGTGCATGACGACGTCGCGAAATGGGAGGACAATGCCGGCGGCGATCCGGAAAGCCAGGCAGAGAGCCGAGCGAAGACCTATCGGAACGCGAAGATATTCAAGATATCGACGCCGCTGATCTCGCCCGGTTGCAGGATCTCCCGCGCTTACGATGCGGGAAGTCAGGAAACCTACCGCGTCCCGTGTCCTCATTGCGGCGGCTTCCAGGCGCTGGATTGGGAAAACATGCGGGATCATATCGATCTCGACCATCCCGAGCGGGCGCATTTCCGCTGCGTGCATTGCGGCGAGAAGATCGAGGAACGCCACCGGGCGTGGATGGTCGATCCGGCCAATGGTGCGCATTGGTTCGCGAAGCATCCGGAACGAAAGGGATATCACCGGTCGTTCCATATCTGGATGGCCTATTCTCCGCTGGAACGGTGGGAGACGATCGCCCGCGAGTGGGCGAAGGTGCAGCGCGGCGCAGCCGAGGATGCGAGCGCGGCGGACAGGCGCTCGATCGAGCAAACGTTCTACAACGATTCTCTCGGCTTGCCGTTGGTTCTGGACCAGGCCGCGGTCGACTGGGAGCTGCTGCGCGATCGCGCCGAGGAGAACACGCGCCAGCGCGGCGTCGTCCCGGCCCGCGCGCTGGCTCTGACGCTCGGCATCGACGTGCAGGAGACATGGGTCGAATGGACGCTGTGGGGCTGGGGGCCGTTTGCCTATTCCGCACCCATCGACCACGGCCGGATAGACGACCGCGCGGGCCGCGAGGGACTTTCGTCGCGGGAGCACTCGGGCCACATTTCAGAACCGGAAGTCCGGGCAGCGCTATCGGCGCTGCTGCGTCGGAAGTGGCGTGACGAGAACGGCGTGTGGCGCGAAATCGACCTGGCCGCCATCGACGGTAACTATTCGACCGACGATGTCTGGCAATGGGCGCGCGAGCATCCGCGATCGCGGGTGATCATGGTGCGCGGCGGCTCCGACCCTTTCGCGCCGGCCATCAAACAGGTGTCGACGGAAACGAACGCCAAGGGCCGCCAGAAGCGGAAAGCCTACACGTCCCGCTTCTTCAACTTCAATGCATCCGAGTTCAAGATGCGGCTCTATCGGCATCTTGCGAAGGAAGACCCGGATCAGCCCGGCTACGTCGATCTCCCGGCCGGCCTCGGCGACGAGTTCTTTCAGCAGCTCGTGTCCGAGGTTCGCGAGCCGGTTCAGTCGCGCGGGCGGCTGACATGGCGGTGGGTGCTACCGCACGGCAAGCGCAACGAGGTTCTCGACAACGCCAACCAGGCGCGCGCCGCTGCCTATCGTCTCGGAATACCGCTTTGGGGAGACGATGAATGGGATGCGCGCCGCGACGCGCTGGCGCGGATCGCGCCGTCCGAACCGGACCTAGAGGATCTGATCATGAAACCGCAGGCTCCGGCCGATGTCTCGCGCGGAGAGCCTGAACAGGATCGCGCCGAACGCATCGCGAGGGCGCGCCGCAACCGCAGGGGCAGATGATCCATGGCGCTACCCGCGATCACGGTGACAACCGAAAACCGCGACATGTGGATGCAGCGGCTGGCCGAGGCCGAAACCGCGCTGCACAAGCTCAACACCGGGGCGGCGGTCCAGAGCCTGTCCTATGATGGCGAAAGCGTGACCTTCACGCCGACATCCTTGGGAAAGCTGCGCAACTGGATCGGCGAGCTGCGCGTCGCGCTTGGCTTGCAGTCGATCTCCCGACCGCGCTCGAGGAGGGTGTCCTTCCGATGACAGAACCCGTGATCTATGGCGCCAACGGCGATCCGCTACCGCAGGACCTGCGCCGGATGGCGCGGACGCGCGCGCGGATCAATGCGCTTGGCCGGTTCAATCCGGCCTATCAGGGCGCAGGCATCGATCATCCGAGCCTCCGCGACTGGAGCGCGCCTTATGTCTCCGGGCAGGGGGCTCTCGCCGGCGAGAGGGAGATCCTCGCGGCGCGCGTGCACGACCTGGTGCGCAATGACGGCTGGACATCGTCGGCTGTCACGAAGAAGCTCAACAACATTGTCGGTTCCGGCTGGCGGCTGAACGCGCTGCCCAACTGGCGCGTTCTGGGTATCTCCCGCGATGAGGCGGAGGCCGTGTCGGACCGGATCGAGGCGCTCTGGCTCGATTACGCGACCGAGACGGGGTTCTGGGCGGACGCCGAACGTGCCGGTAACGTGTCTTCCGTGCTCGGCCTCGCGGCGCGTCACTACATTATCGACGGGGAATCTTTCGGTGTTCTCGTCTGGCGCGATGAATCTCCGACCGGGTTTCAGACGGCGATGCAGGTCGTGCATCCGCAGCGTTGTTCCAACCCAAACATGGTGCCGGACCGGGAGGACTTGCGCGACGGTGTCGCGCTGGACGCGCTGGGCGCGGCGTGCGGATACTGGTTCCGCCAGGCCCATCCCGGCGACCGGTTTCTGGCCGGCCGCAATCCGATGACGTGGGAGTATTTCCCGCGGGAGACGGAGTGGGGCAGGCCGCGCGTGGTCCATTGCTACACGCGCGGCGAGGCTGGCATGACGCGCGCGGTGTCGGATTTCGTGGCGAACCTGCGCAAGCAGCGGCAGATCCACCAGTACGACGACTTCGAGCTGCGGGCGGCCGGCATGAATGCCCTGCTGGCGGCGTTCATCAAGACGCCATTCGACGCAGAGCTGCTTGCCGATGCCATGGACGCCACGGACCCGGCACAGAAGTTGTCGGACACCATGCAGGCCATGGCGGACGCGCAGGCCAGCGTCTACTCGCAGGACCCGATCCGCCTCGACGGCGCGCAACTCAACTTTCTCAATCCGGGCGAGGATGTAATTCTCACGCGCCCGCAGCACCCGAATTCTGGTTTCGAAGCCTTCGTCAAGTTCGGTCTTCGCAATCTCGCGGCAGTCGCAGGGATCACGGCCGAGCAGCTGACGCAGGACTGGTCGGAGGTCAATTATTCCTCCGCGCGCGCTGCGCTGCAGGAGGTCTGGAAGGGCTTCCACACGATGAAGGCTGTTGTCGCCTCGCAGTTCATGCAGCCTTGGTACAGGGCGTGGCTGGAAGAGGTTTTCGACAAGGGGCTTGTCGAGGTTCCTGCCGGCGCCCCGCCGTTTCGAGATGCGCCCGAGGCGTGGGCGCAGGCCGACTGGATCGGGACCGGCCGCGGCTACATCGATCCACAGAAGGAAGCCGAGGCTGCCGCGATGCGGATATCTCTCGGTGTTTCCACACTGGAGCGCGAAGCGGCCGAGCAGGGGCTCGACTGGAAGGCGGTAGCCGAGCAGCGGGCGCGCGAGCGCGAGTTCCTGCGTTCGCTCGGCATGGATCCCGATGCCGGACGCCCGGAAGCCCGCATCCAGCCGCAGGAACCTGACGAAGAGGAGCCGTCGGCGGCCGAACAGAAACGCCGGAGGGCACGGTCCCGCTCGGGCGTTCCGCTGATCGCAAGGAGACCTGGATGACCTATCCCTTCGCACGCCTGGCCTCGAAATGGATCGACACTCCGCTGATGATCGAGCCATCCAAGGCGGTAACGATCGCCAACGCCTTCGCGCCGCGGGTGCTCGGTGGCGCAGTCAATGTGCTTGGCGATATGGAGCAGCCTGTTGTCGAGGCGGGTATTCTGCGCGAGCGCCTGCGTGACCACTATGATCGCCACGAGACACTGCACAGGACTGACGGCGGGGTAGCGGTGATCGAGGTGGAGGGGACGCTTGTCGACAAGGGGGCGTTCCTTGGCGCTTCCAGTGGCGAGACCAGCTACGAAGGGCTTTCCGTCCAGGTGGCCGATGCGCATGACGACAGCATCAAGGCCGTTGTCTTCGAGTTCGATTCTCCGGGCGGCATGGTCGACGGGTGTTTCGAGCTTGCCGATGAGATTTTCGAGCTATCCAAGGTCAAGCCGACCATCGCCATCCTGACCTCATGCGCAGCGTCCGCTGCCTACCTGCTGGCCTCGGCATGCGGGTCCATCGTCGTTCCGCGTTTCGGTGTCGTCGGTTCGATCGGGGTCATCACCATGCATGTCGATGCGCGCCGCGCTGCGGAGGACCAGGGCTTCGACGTGACCGTGTTTCGCTCCGGCCTGAAGAAGGCAGACGGTCATCCGCTGGTAGAGCCGAGGGATGGCTGGAGCGAGGAGATGCAGGACCGTCTGGATCGCATGCGCGACGCGTTCGCGGAGACGGTCGCGCGCTATCGCGCCGGATCGATTTCCAAGGAATCCGCCCTGGCGACCGAGGCGGGTGTCTATGAAGGGCAGGACGCGGTCGACGCGGGCCTGGCCGATGCGGTCGCCGACCCGAAGAAGGCCTTCAGGGCCTTTGTTGAGCAGTACGGCTAGAGGCCGAAAGGAGAACCACATGAGCAAGACCCTGACGGGGGCGATCGGCCTTGTCGCCGGTCGCATGAAGGCGCGCGCCGAAAATCCCGATGACGAGCCCATCGAGGGCGAGGAAGAGGAAACGGGCGCGGAAACCGAAGCCGGGGACACGGCCGCCGAGGGCGAGCCGCCGGTCGAGGAAGAGGACGGCCCCGCCGCCGGAGATGAAAGCGACGGCGACGAGACGAGCGCGGACTATCAGCGAGGTTTCGAGGCGGCAAACATGCGCGCCGCGACAATCCTCGGCTCCGAGCATGCGTCGCGGGTTCCGACGCTCGCCGCCCGGCTGGCATTCGAGACGGCGATGAGTGCCGAGGATGCCGTTGCCACCATGGCTGCTGCTGCGGCAGACGCGCCGTCCGCCGCAGCGAACGAAGGCTCCCTTGCGTCGCGCATGGCCGCCCATCGCGGCGGCGTCCGTCCCGAGGGCAAGGCGCGCGCGAAGACCGATGGCGGTGACGGCGCGCTTCTCGCATCCGCCCAGTCGCGTTTTGCGCGGCGCCGCGCGGTCGACACGCAGTAAGCCACAAGGAGAAACGAAATGGCATCCGAGACCATTCTGCCGGGCGACCTGATCATCAGCGATTTCCCGGTCGAGACCATGCCCATCACCATCGTCAGCGGTGCGGGCGAACTCAAGCGCGGAACGGTGATCGGCATGATCGCCGCGTCGCGCAAATACAACCAGTCGCTCGGCGCATCGAACGACGGCTCCGAAACGCCGAAGGCGATACTTGCGGTCGATGTCGACGCAACCGCGTCCGACGTCGCCGCGGTTGCCTACCGCGCCGGTACCTTCAATGAGGACAAGCTGATCCTCGGTGCCGGCATCACCCTCGACGGTGTGAAGGCTGCCTTCGAGGACGCCGACGCGCCGATCTTCATCAAGTCCGTGAAATAGGAGGCCTCGAATGAGCCTTTACACCACAACCGGCCTCCTGGCCGCCCTCGCAGCCATGGATCGCCCGACGGCGTTCCTGCGCGACACGTTCTTCCCGAACGTCGTCGAAAGCCCCGACGAGGAGATCGCCATCGACAAGCTGCTGAAGCGCAAGAAGATGGCGCCATTCGTCTCGCCCGACGTTCCGGCGAAGGAGCGTGCGATCAGGGGCCGCAAGGTCGAAACTTTCAAGCCGGCATACGTGAAGCCGATGTCGACTATCCGCCCGAACGACCTGGTAAAGCGTGCGCATGGCGAGCGTTTCGGTGGCGGTGTCACGCCGGCCAGCCGCGAGGCCGACATCGTCAACCAGATCCTGCTCGACCACGAGGACGAAATCACCCGACGCGAGGAGTGGATGTGCGCGCAGATCCTGCGTACCGGGTCCGTCACCGTGGAGGGCGAGGACTACGAGACGCAGATCGTCGACTTCCAGCGTCCCGCCGGTCAGACTGTCGCGCTGGCCGGAACGGACCGCTGGGGCGAGGAAGGAGTCAAACCGCTGCGCACCATCCGTTCCTGGGCGACGCTGACGCAGAAGGCGTCCGGAGGAGCCGTGTCGCAGGTCGTCATGGGCGCCGGCGCAGCGGAGATCTTCCAGGAGGATGCCGACGTCCGCGAGGTGCTCGACAATCGCCGCCAGTCCGGCGGGTCCATGCAGCTCGGCCCCGTCGCGGTCGGCGCGGAAGGGCAGCCGATGGCCTATCTCGGCTCCATCGGCCAGTTCGACTTCTGGACCTACTCGCAGTGGTTCGAGGACGATGCCGGCAACGAGGTTGAAGTGTGGCCCGAATACGGCGTTGGCCTGATCGCGCCGGCATCCTTCGCCGGGAACATGGCCTACGGCGCCATTCTCGACATGGACGCTCTCGTGCCGATGGCGCGCTATCCCGACTATGTCGAGGAAAAGAACCCGTCGCGTCGCAGCATCATCACGCAGTCCGCGCCGCTTCCGGTTCCCTCCGAAGTCTCCGGTTCGTTCTTCGCGACCGTGCGCTGACGCCCGTCCCCTCACCGTGGCGTCGGTTGACCGCGCCGGGTTTCCCCCGGCGCGGTGCGCCGATTTCACGCCAACCATTGCGAAAGGAAACATCATGGCAAAGACGCACAGGTTCGCCGTCACCCTGAATGTGGGCGGCAAGCGGTACGCGCCCGGTTCCGAGGTGCCGATCGGTGGAAAGAACGGCCTGCCGGAGGACCAGGTCGAGGCGATCGAAGCCGTGCACGGCAAGTGGGACAAGAGCCCGGCCGGCGCCCGTGCGCTGCGCGAGGAGGCCGTGGCTGCGCGCGAGCGAGAACTGGCCGAAGCCCGTAACGAGATTGCCGGTCTGGAGGAAAAGCTGAAGGCCGCGAACGGGGCGATCGCCGCGCGCGACAAGCGCATTGCCGAGCTCGAGGCAGAGGTCAACCAGCTGACCGACCCGGCCAATCAAGGCCAGAACCCGAATTCCTGACGTGGCGCAATGAAAGCGCCCGAAATCTTCGCGCCAGCGGCGGAGGCATTTGTCTCCGCCCTTGGGCGCACTGCGATCATTCGGAACACGGAAGGCGGCAACCCGGTTTCTGTCGAGGCGATCCTGCGATTGCGCGACGATGAGAATCTTTTCGCAGGCGACGGCGCATCCGCGATGTCCCGGCGCGGGACGGCAGCTTTCGCGACATCGGCCGCGCCGGATGCTGCCGATGGATGGACGATCGAGGATAGCGCTGACGGCGCGGTCTACACCATGCACGATCTTTCCGATGACGGGCGCGGCATGACGCGTGCAACGCTGCGAAGGAAGGATCCCTGATGGCACATCCGAGAAAGGCTTTTCGCAAGGCGGTTGTCGCTGCCCTGAAGGGGTGGCCCGACCTCGCCGGGTACGATGTCGCGGAGGCGCGGCTCGCGTCCGTCGACCGGGCGGCCGACAGGGCCATCTCCGTCTACACGCCATCCGAAAATTCGCGACGGGACGGACGCGGCAATCCGCTGAGCCGCGAGGTCCAGGCTGTCGTCGTTGGGCATGTGCGCGCGTCCGATCCGCAGGACGCGGCCGACGACCTCGCCGAGATTGTCGAGGCGGTCCAGCGAAACGACGAGAGCTTCGGTGGCACCTGCCGGACATCGCATCTGTCATCCACGGAGGTATCCCTGGATGACGGGGAGGTGCCCGGCGCTGTCGTCACTCTGACCATTTCCGCATTCATCCAGAGCGGCCCGGCCGCTAGCTAGAAGGAGACACCGATGTCAACACAGAATTCGAAGGAGCTGGCGCTCAGCCGCGTGCATCCTGATTATTCCGGCCCGCCGGAGTTCCCGGCCGTGACGGCCGCCGATGACTGGCAGTTCCTTTGCGGGGCGGAGAGTTCGAACTTCAATTTCCAGCACGCCATCCGCGAACTGAAGAGGCTTGCCGATTGCCAGGACCGGACCAGCAAGGTGGTGACGGAGCGCAAGTCGACCGGTGTTGACCTGACCGGCGATATCTCTGGCACCTTCAACAGCGCGGAGGATGGACGCTGGCTGGCCGAGCAGTGTGCCAATCCTGCGAACACATCGAGGATCTATCTTCGGGTGACGGTTCCCGGCTTCTGTCACATCACCGGCCATTTCATCGTCACCAACTTCCAGTTCACCGGGCAAGACCTGGAGGGCAACATGACGTTCTCGGCGAACATCTCGGTCGACGGGGACTATACCTTCACTGCAATCCCGGCGGCCTGACCATGGTCAATGTCTGGCGCGGCGAACGCCGCATCGAGAGCGATGGCGGCGAGGCTGTCATCGCCATTACGCATGACGGTATCGCGGCGATGATGGATGCACTGAAGGTGCGGTCCGCAAACGAGCTGATCATGGCAATCGCCACGCTCGACGTGCGCGCGATCCGCAAGGCGGTCGGCGCGTGCGAGACGGTGTCCGGCGATCCGGCCGCAGTCGTTTCCGGCGCGCGCGGCGCAGCCGGCCTCGATGCCATAGCCGACAACCTGATCGGCATGATCAAGGGGCAGACGCCGGAGGAGCAGCAGGCCGAAAAGGAGCGGTTGGCCGCACTCGAGGAAACGCGGGCGGTCCTCGCGGTGCGGTCGGCGATGGCGGAAATCCTGAGGGAGATCAGGGAAACGCCGACCCGTTCGAATGGATGATGCGGGTTGCCGGCGCGATGCGCTGGCCGCCCGACCGGTTCTGGTCGTCCACGCCGCGCGAGTTCCGCCTCGCGATGGAGGGCTGGCTGATGTCCCGGGGCGTCAGGATCGAGACGCAGGCGCAGCGTGAGGCCCGTTCCACGAGGCTGCGCAGGCTGCGCAGCTACATGTCCCAATATTGCAGGAATGACGAATGAGCGATCTGGACTACAGCGTCGGGCTGGACGGCAGCGCGTTCAAGCGCGGCGCGGACCAGATTTCCAGGCGTTCTCGCCAGCTGCGCGGCGACCTGCGCGCCGACTTCTCGGCTGCGGGCAATTCCATGATCGGATTTGCCCGCACGCTCGGCGTCGCTCTCCCGCTGTCCTTCGGCGCAGCGGCCACGGGGATGGCTTCGCTGGTCCGCAAGGTTGCCGACAGCGTGGCGGAACTCCAGCGGCAGGCCGAGACGGCCGGCGTTTCCTTCGAGGGGTTCCAGGAGCTGAAGTATGTCGCCGAGCAGAACCTGATCGGCGTCGACGCCCTGACGGACGGCCTGAAGGAAATGCAGCTTCGGGCAGACGAGTTCATCAAGACAACGGCCGGCCCAGCCGCGGAGGCTTTCTCCAGGATCGGTTTCTCGATAGAGGAACTGGAAGAGGAGCTGCGGCGTCCGGAACATCTGTTCGAGACGATCATCGAACGGGTGCGCACGCTCGACAAGGCAGCGCAGATCCGCGTCCTTGACGAGATATTCGGCGGCACGGCTGCCGAGCAGTTCCAGCGGCTGATGGACGAGGCGTCGGGATCGATCTCCCGGTTGCGGCAGGACGCGCGCGAGCTTGGTATCGTGCTCGACGAAGACTACCTGCAGACCGTCGAAGACATCAACCGGCAGTGGAACACGATGTCCTCCGTCGTCGGCAACTTCGTGCGCCGCGCCGTCATCGACCTGACGAATGACGTGATCGGCCTGCTGGACCGGTTCCGCGAGATCGAGAACATTTCGTCATCGTCGCTTGAAACCAGGGCAACCGAGGTGGCCCGCCAGCGGCTGGAGATCGAAAACAAGATCCTCGCGCTGAAGGACGAGCAGCGCAATGTCACGGGCGTTCTTGCGGGGGCGGAGCGCAAGATGTTGCAGGGAAAGATCAATTCCCTTCAGGCCGAGTTCGACAGGCTGGGCGCCATCGAACAGCAGATCATGGCCGAGCAGCAGCGCCGCCGCGAGATCGACAGGACGCCGCCGGTCACCTTCACGCCGAGCGACCCTCCGCCTCCGCCGGGAAAGGAAACCGACGCGGAGAAGGCGGCGGAGCGACAGCGCAAGGCCATTGCAGACCTGATTGCCGAGCTCGATTTCGAGCGCGAGCAGCTTGGGCGCACGGCGGCCGAGCAGGAGGTCTACAATCGCCTGAAGTCGGTCGGCGTCGATATCGACAGCGAGGCCGGACAGGCGATCGCCATGCGCGTGCGCGCCCTGGAGGAAGAGCGCGCCGCCATCGAGGCCGCAAAGCAGGCCGAGAAGGATCGCATCGAGGCGGCCGAATACGGTTTCGGCCTGCTTGCAGACGGGCTGGATGCCGTGTTCGACAAGTCGCAGAACGCCGAGGACGCGCTGCGCAAGCTGGCGGTGCAGCTGGCTGTTACCGCCGCTCAGGGCGCGTTGCTGGGAACCGGGCCGCTCGCCGGCCTGTTCAATGGCGCCTTCTCCTTCGGCGGCGGCGGAGACGGCTTCGTCGACGGCGGTATCTCCGCCATGCTCGGCTACCAGTACCATACCGGGGGCATTGCCGGCTCCGGCGGCGCCGGACGGTCCGTGAGTCCCGCGATCTTCGCAAGCGCGCCGCGCTATCACACGGGCGGCATTGCAGGACTTGCACCCGGTGAGGTGCCGGCCATCCTGAAGCGCGGAGAGGTGATCGATCCCGGCGACGGCTCCATGTTCGGCCGGCTGACCGGGGGCGGGCAGGTCTCCGTCATCCTGAAACTGTCCGACGATCTCGACGCCCGCATCGAAGAGCGGGCGGGTGCGGTCGCGGATGTCCGCATCGAGCGATACGACGAGGGGGCGGTCGAGCGGACCGCGGAGAACCTCGTAGAGGCTCAGGTGCGTAGCCTGATCTGAGGACACGATGCCGACGACTTACCCGGTTGCCTTCCCGGACATTGCCGGCGCCGTCATGCGGCCGGCGCGGTTCCGTCTTTCCGACACGGTCTCCATGCTGTTGACGAATTCTGGAGTGACCAGCCACGCTCGCGTCGCCACGCCCGTCTGGACGCTGTCTCTCGGCGTCGATTTCGAGACCGTGCAGGCCGAGGAGGATTTCGACCGCTTTATCCAGTCCGTGCGCGACGCGCTCGGCTCCGTGATCGTTGGCCAATACGGCGTGTTCTGCCGACCGAGGAACCATTCATCCGGCATGCCGAACGCCTCCGCAGCCGATACGACCGGTCTTGTCGCCTCGACCGAGGGCCTGACCGTGGACATAGTGGACGTGGACCCGAACCTCTCGCTCGCCGAAGCCGATCTCGTCGGTTTCGAGAAGGACGGCGCGCGCGGGCTCGGCATCCTTCAGGAAGCGTCGCCGCCCGGGTCATCGAGCCGTACGCTGACGCTCCGACCGGCGCCGCGCGGCCCCGCATTCGCGGCCGGGGCGACTGTCCGCTTCGTCGATCCGAAGTTGAAGATGAGGATCGCCGCGGCATCCTATTCGCCAGCGACCGGCTATTTCGGGTCGGCGAGCCTCGATCTGGTGGAGGTCGCGATCTGATGCCCGTTGCATTTCCAGCTCGCGTTTCCGAACTCCTCGCCGAGGGCCGGATGGATGTCCGGGGCCTGATCCGCTTCGAACTCGGTTCAGGGGTCTACGGCTTCGTGCGGGACAAGGTGCCCTACGAACACGGAGGTCTCACCTACATGCCCGGTGCCGTGATCTCGGTTTCGGCCATCCGCCAGCAGCGCGGCTTCGGATCGTCGCCGGTCACCCTGGAACTGGCGGAATCTCCCGCCAACGGGCTGACGCCCGAGGTGCTCCAGACGATCGAGAACGAGGAGTATCGCGGCCGACCGGTGCACTTCATGGATGTGTGGCTGGACCCGGACACGGGCGGCGAGCTGCATGTGCGCCATCGCGGCATCTACAAGATCGGCACGATCGATCATGTCGAGGACAAGCGCGGCTACGTGCTGAAGGCCACGTGCCAGCCGAAGACGCTCGACAATTCCGAGGTCAACGGCCGGCGACGAACCGATGCCGACCAGAGGCTTCGCAAAGCCAGCGACCGTTTCTTCGAGCATCGCGTCAATGCCGGGCGAGAGGAAATCTGGTGGGGGAGAACGCGACCATGACAGCTGCCCGTTTGACGCGGCTCGCCGACTGGGAAACCCGGTTTGCACGCCACATCACCGAGGCGCGAACGGAGCCCATGACATGGCGGAAAAGCGATTGCCTGACGCTCGCCGCGCGCGGCGTCCTGGCGGTGACCGGTGTCGACCTGTTCCCGTCCGGGCTGCGCTACAGCACTGCGCGCGGCGCCGCGGTGGCCTTGCGCCGGCTCGGCTACGATACGCCGGCCGACGCCGTCGACGACCGCCTGCCGCGTACCCCGGTTGCCATGGCGCGGCGCGGCGATGTCGCGGCTATCGTTCGCGGAGATGCGGTCACATGCGGCTGCGTGACGGGCCGTCACGTGTTCGTGCCGACGGAGAGCCTGCCTGCATTCGTGCCTTTGACTGACGCATCGATCGCATGGAGTGTCGGATGGTGAACCGCATGATGCGTGCCGCGCGGTTTCTTGCCCTGTTTGCGATTCTCTTCCTTGCTGCGGAGCCGGCACATGCCGATCCGATTTCGGCGGCGGTCTCAGCCGTCTCCTCGTTCATCGGCGGGGTCGGGTCGTTTTTTGCGGGACTCGGCGCGGTCGGCAAGATCGCGGTGCAGATCGGCCTCAACCTGCTCGGCAGCGTGGTCACGCGCGCGCTGGCGGGGAAGGGGAAGCAGCAGCCTGCTGCCGGCGTCAGGCTGGATGTCCAGTATGGCGAGTTCGTAGACCGCCAGATCGCTCTCGGGCTTTGTGGTGTTGCCGGCGACGACTGCTACACCCATACCTACGGCTCCGGAAACAGCCATATCCAAAAGGTCTACCTGCTGTCCGACTACCCGTGCACGTCGCTGGAGCGGATTGCCTGGAACGGTGAGTGGAAATCGCTCGGCGCGAACGATCCCGTGAAGGGGCGCAAGATCCAGGGCATCGAGGGCGATGCCTGGGTGAAGTTCCATGATGGCATGCCGGGGCAGACGGCGGATGCCGGCCTCGTCTCGACGGGAAGCGCTCTCGACCGCTGGACGAACGACCATATCGGGGAGGGATGCGCTTACGTGGTCGTCACCATCCGCTACGACCGCGAGAAGCTTGCGCAGTTTCCGAGCCTGTTCTTCGAGTTCAAGGGCGCGCCGCTCTATGATCGCCGGAAGGATTCGACTGCCGGAGGATCCGGACCGCAGCGCGCGGATGACATCACGACGCACGAATATTCGGAGAACCCGATCGTGATGGCCGAGAACTACGAGCGGGGCTTTTCGGTCAATGGCGACATGTTCTGCGGCAAGGGCATGACGGATGACGAACTGCCTTTCGCCGAATGGGTGGCGGGCATGAACGTCTGCGACGAGATCGTGGACGGGCAGCCGCGCTACCGCTGCGGCCTTATCCTGAGCGCCGGACCCGACACTCCTCACAGCGCCAACCTCGAGGCGATACTGCAATCGTGCGCTGCCACCATGGGATCCGACGGGGTACGGGAATATCCGCTCATGGCCGTCGTCGAGCCGCTTACCTTCACCATCCGCCAGTCGGACGCGGTGGCGGGGACGACGCAGATCTATCGCCGGCTCGGCCCGCTGAGGGCAGCCGTGAACGAGGTGTCCGGCAACTACCCGGACCGGGACGCGATCTGGTCTCCGCGAGCCTACGGCCTGCGGCAATCGGCCGTCGCGCGCGCAAATCACGGCGTTCGCAAGCACGCGTCGCTCGACTTCATGATGGTGCCCTGGGCCGGGCAGGTCGACCGGTTGGCGGATATCTATCTACGCGAGCAGGAGTTCGAGGCCTTGGTAACGATCACGCTTCCGCCTGCGTTCCAGACCATCCTCCCAGGCGACTGGGGGACCTATACGCGCAATGACGGCACCGAGCATGTCATGATGGCGGTGCAGGTGGAAACGCAGGACCTGGAGTCCGGCCTGCCCGGAGCGGTCACCATCACCCTGCGGGAACGTGGCGAGGAAATGTTCCAGCCGCTTGACCCGAACGCTCCCGTCGTTCTGCCGGTGCCGATCCCGACGCCCGAATATGTCTCGGCCGTGCCGAATTTCAACGTGGTTGCCGTGCAGGCCACGGGGCCGGACGGCGTGATCGTGCCGGCCATCCGTGCATCCTGGACGCCGATCGACGACGTTACGGTGCAGACTGTGGACATTGAGTACAGGGTGGCGGGCGACACCGCAATCACCATGACACGAAGCGTGCCGGCGACGGCATCGGTTGTGCTGCTGTTCGAGGGCGTGATCGGCGACACGGATTACGAGGTGCGTGCCGATCTGACCGCGGATCCGGACCGCCCGACGCTGCCGACCGAATGGAAGCCGGTCACGACGGTCTCGGCCGTCTATCCGGTGAGCGTGGGGCTGGAGCAGGTGCAGGGCGATCTGCGCGGCATTCTCGAGCGCCATTCGCTTCTTTTCGAGCAACTGCGCCGTGACGTCGAACTGCTTGCCGCTGACACGGCCATCGGTGCCGGCCGGCTTGTCGAGCAGACGGCTGTGGTCAAGCGGACGGACAGGAGCCTCGCAGCCGCGATCCAGACCCTGGAAGCGACTGCGACGCAGACCGCCGCCAATGCAGAGGCCATTACGCAGATCAACGCCAATGTCGGTGATATCACCGCGCAGGGGCTTTTCGGCATCAACGCGACTGTGGATGGCAGCGAATCGAGCGTGACGATTGATCTGCTTGGGCGCGTCCAGACGTCGGATTCGTTCCAGCAGGCAGGGCTTTCGATCTACGTGGATGAAAATGGCAGCAAGCTGCTGCTGAACGCTGACCAGACCGTCATCACCAAGGATGGGGCTACGGCAAGCCCGTTCGCGTTCGATCCGGGCACGGGGGAGCTGATCGGCCGTTTTGCGAGGTTCCAGGAGGCCGTTGCCGAGGGCTTCGAGACGCCATCCGGAAAGGCCCGGTTCGGGATTCTGGCGCCGGGCGTTGAAGGTGTGGAGATCACGACCTGATGCCGAAGATGTGGCTCTATCACGACAGCAACGCCAACCAGAGCGCGCTGCGTATCCTGCGTGACGGCATATCGGCAGAACCGCACGAACTGTCCGTCTCGGATTGGGGGTCGATGCACTTCGACAGCCTGAACCCGAACCAGTTCGAGCCGATCAGCATCTTTACCAAGGAAGCGCGGGATTTTGGGTCGATTGGAGATGGTAGTTACCGCTTCTGGCCACCCGGCACGAACAAGAACACGGCTCAGTATATAGTCAGTTATTTTCCGTCATATCAGTACGACGCATATGAGCTTATAAACAACACGCTCGGCTATAATTATCCGAATGTCTGCATCTCGAAGAAATTCACTTCTGGCGGTTGGCTGAATGGCAATATTGGCTACCGTTATGTGAGACAGGCTTCGGGCACGGGCGGGGCCGTCATCTTCACCGGGCACTATACAACATACGGGTCTTTATCAAAGTTTAGTACCGTTTCAAATTTTATAATTGGGTATTCCGGGGTGATTATGACGACGGCGCTTAACTTTGCCGACCCTGGTTCCCCTTCTTATGGGGAGGACAACGATCAATATCCGATCCTTTACTGCCACCTCCCGCTACCAGCCGATAACCGGGCGTGGAACCCGGTCAGCGGTACGCCATCGCCGGGCCAGAAAATCGTCAGTATCACGCCGACGCAAGCAAAGGTCGCGCGCCCCGGCTACGATGTGGACACGGCAAACGCGAACCAACTGCTGATCGACTCGACAAAGACGCCACTCAAGGTCGTCAAGTCGGGGCAGGTGACGATTTCTGCAAACTCGACAGAGACGATTCCGCTTCCGGGCGGCATAAACTACGGCTCGAACCTGTTCGTGGATTACATCGTCTGGCGATCAGGGACGCCGGCATATCACCCGCCTCTGTACGAGGGCGGCGGATCGGATTCGAATTGGGCGCTCGGTGTTCAGTCGAAGGTCAACAACGGGAATCTGCTTCTTCGGAACCCGACGCAATACAACCTCATATGCCGATACATCGCATTCGGATACGACGACAGGCCGCAGACCAGCGGCGGGTCGAAGGTGTTGTTCAAGGGCGTCGCGGACGGTGAGGAATACATCCAGATCAAGAAGCCCGGATCGGCGGCAACGCCGAACCTCGCGGACGTTCTGGTCGATAGCCGGTTCCCGTACTGCCCCGTGATTGCGGAAGGCTACGTCACGGTCAACGCGAGTAACAAGACGAGGGTCATCAACTTCTCGAACCCCGGCGGGAAGTTCTATCCGTACCCGATCTGGATGGCGCGGGTTTATCGAAGCGTCAGCAACGAATATTACAACATCGGCCCGATGGCTCGCAAGATGATCGCGCTGAACATGTCGCAGGGCCACCAGTATCACGGTCAAATGTCATCCGACAGTTGCATCGCAAAAATCGAAGACACCAAGGTCACGTTCATCACGGAGCCCGGAAATCCGAGCCGCCTGACGTGGACCAGCAGTGACGGCCTCGTCGTCCAGTACGAAGAGAGGGTCGTCGGCATCCGCTATTACATCTTGGCCCTTCCAGTCACCTAGAGGGAAATCATGACGCAGAGATATTCGGACGGGACCGTCACGGTCTCGAACGGCAGCACGACTGTAACCGGCTCCGGCACGGCGTGGGAGGTCGCTCTTGTCGCGGGCGGCATCCTGTTTGTCGGCACCGATGCAGCCGTCATCGAGGAGGTGGTGAGCGACACCGAGCTGACGCTCACCCGCCCGTGGACCGGCGATCCGGCGACGAACGCATCCTATGACATAGTGCTCGACAGCGCGGAGGCTGCGCGCACCATCATCGCCAACCGGCAGATGGCCGATATCGTGGCGCGGATCAACGCAGGCATCGCGCTGGATGATATCGGTGCGATCGGAACGCTGGCCCAGCGCGACGATTACGACGACGAGCCGCAGGGCTTCATATTCGCGGTAACTGATGACGCGAGCGGTGATCTGGTCGTCTACGTCAAGGCGTCAGCGACCAATGGCGATTGGGCCGGCCCGTTCGCCTGGCGCGGCCCGGCCGGTCAACAGGGGCCGCAGGGGCCGCGTGGCGACGGCTTCGACTATACCGGGCAGGGCACGCCTTCCGACAGCATCGGCAATGACGGCGACACCTATCTCGACACCGATACGGGCGATACATACGTCAAGGCCGGCGGCACGTGGGGCAGCCCGTCCGGGTCGATCCGCGGGCCGCAGGGCGTGGACGGCGCCGATCCCGGCATATTCATGACCTTCGACACGGCCACGGCTGACGCCGATCCGGGCGCCGGCAACTTCCGGGCCGACGATAGCGACCTCTCCGCCGCGACCGAACTCTACGTGTCGAAAACGAACCGTGGCGGGAGCGACGTCTCGGCATGGCTCCTGGCGCTCGATGACAGCACGTCCGCGGTCAAGGGCACCCTGACTATCACGGACCCCGACAGCGAGGCGCAGACCACGTTTGATGTGACCGGCGTCACCGATGCGACGGGTTATGTCAAGGTGACCGTCTCCAATCATGGCGGCGCGACCGCGTATCCCGACGAAACACCGATCGGTCTCATGTTCTCGCGCACAGGCGATGCGGGGACGGGCGCTGTGTCGAGCGTCAACGGCAAGAGCGGCGCCGTCACGCTTGTTCCGGGTGATCTAGGCGCTGGTACTGTCGGAGAGGGTGTTTTCGAGGCTGACACTCAGTCCGATGCGTGGACTGCGCTTGGAGAAGTGCCGGAAGCGAATCTCACCAACGCGCTTGCGGCGGCTCTGTCGTATACGGGCCTGCTGTATGACGGGGTGAATAACAGCATCGACATCGACCAGGCGGGTGCCGGGTTCAAAGGGTTGGTGGATCCCGATGGGGCTGGTAACTCTGGCACCTTCCCGCCGGAGACCGCATCATTTTGGTCGATTTCCGTCGAGAACCAGCACAGCACCGATCCGCTGATACGGACTGTCATGCGTGCCGTCAAATACTCCAATAGTGACCCTGACGCCACCGAACAGCACGTGTCCGTTTGGGCGCGGTACCGCGGCAATACCACCTGGGGACCGTGGTCGCGTGTCCTGACGAGCGGCAATCTCCCGCAGGCCACGCAAACCGAGATGGAGGCCGGTACCGAAACGGCACCGCGCTCCATGTCGCCGGCAAACGTGGCGCAGGCAATAGCCGCCCTTGCGAGCGGTGGCGGTGGCGGTGGCCGGAACCTGCTGATCAATCCGCTGGGCACGATCAACCAGCGTGGCTATGCGAGCGGAGCGGCGACTTCCGGCGCGAACGAATACGCAATTGACCGCTGGCGTGTCGTCGTGTCCGGCCAGTCGATGGCGTTCACCGTCAACAACGGCTACGCGACAATTGTCGCGCCGGCGGGCGGGGTCGAACAGGTCATCGATGGCGGGGCAATCCTGTCCGGCGATTACGTGCTGTCGTGGGAGGGCACGGCAACGGCAACCGTCAATGGCAATGCCGTGACCAATGGGGGCAAGGTTACGCTGACCGGCGGCAGTGATGTGACGGTTCGGTTTAGCGGAGGAACGTTCGCGAAGCCGCTTCTGGAGCCGGGCGATACGCCAACCGATTTCGATGCGCGCCATCCGGCGCAGGAATTGCTCCTGTGCCAGCGGTATTACGAGGAAGGCACCAACCTGAACGGCATCTATGTCCAGTACAATGCTTCGTATTGTCGGTTCAACCGCGTTGGGTTCAAGGCCACAAAGCGCGTCTCGCCAACAATGACGGTTTCCGGGACGCGAGTTGGCGGCGGTTCCGGCACGATCGACTCGCTGTTTAACCCCAATGAAGATGCAGACGGATTTGCACCGATCTTCTCGATATCCGGCGGCGCATCCGGCAATGTTTTCGTTGGAACAATCACGTTCACGGCTGATGCGGAGTTGTGACCATGATCGACAGCGCGACATACACCGAGTCCGGCACGATCATCGCCGTCATTGACGGCAAGCAGGTATCTGTCCCGGATGACCCTGCCAACCGCCACCGCCGCATGATCTCGGAATGGGAGGCGGGCGGAGGCGTCATCGAGCCATACCAGCCGCCCGCGCCTACCGCCGCAGACGTGAATTCCGAGCGCGACCGGCGCATTGCGGCGGGAACGACGCTGACGGTTGCAGGATACGGTAGCATCCCGATCACCGGGACGCTGCGAGATCAGATCGCCCTCGAAGCATTGAGATCCAGGGCGGTAAAGCTGGCCGATGACGGTGTGACAGAACCCGTCATGCTTCTCCGCGACAGGGACAACGTGACGCACAACCTGACGCCGGCGCAGATGGTCGAACTGGTCGATGCCGGCATGGCATGGATCGAAGCCACGATGCGCGTCTCCTGGGCGATGAAAGACGCGACTGCGCCGTTCGAGGCCGGCATTCCGGCAGACTACGCAGACGATCAGTACTGGCCGTAAGGCAACCTCTCAACATCACCTGACACAAGCAACCGCGCCGGGCGACCGGCGGGAAGGGAGCTTTCATGCGTCTTTTGAACGACTGGCGCCGCGTCCTGCGGCGCGCCTGGTCGATCCGTCTGATCGTCATTGCCGGAGTCTTGTCCGGCGCCGAGGTCGCCTTGCCGCTGGTCGGCAAGGCGGTCGCCATTCCGCCGGGTGTATTCGCCGCCGCATCCGGCATCGTCACCGCCGCGGCTTTCGTCGCGCGGCTTCTCGCACAAAAGGAGGATTGACCATGAGCAAGCGTGCAAGGAAGGCGCTGGCGGGCGCAGCAGGCCTTGCCGGCGCGATCGCTGTTGCGACGACCGCGCTGATCCAGCCCTGGGAGGGGCGCGAATATGTCGCCTATCGCGACATTGTTGGCGTCCTGACCATCTGCGATGGCGACACGCAGAACGTCCGGCCCGGCATGGTGGAGACAGACACGGGGTGCGACGAGCGGACGCATCGCCGGATCACGCGCGAATTCGTGCCGGCGTTGCGGAAGTGCGTCGCGACGTTCGATGCCGCGCCGGTCAGTTGGCAGGCCTCCGCGATTTCGCTGTCCTGGAACATCGGCACCGGCGCGTTCTGCCGATCGACGGCCGCCCGTCGGGCGCGGTCGAGCGACTGGCTCGGAAGCTGCGAGGCGATGACCTGGTACAACCGGGCCGGCGGCAAGCGAATTCGCGGCCTCGTCCTGCGACGCACGACCGGCGACGCCGAACGCATCGGGGAGTACGAGCTTTGTGTCGAGGGGCTGTCGAGATGATCCTTGGCGTCGCCGCCATCCGCCGAATGCTCGATGCCGCCGCTGGCGGCATTTTCGTTCTGGCAGCGACGGTTCTTTTCTACGAGGGGGTTCCGCTTGGTCCTGCCCGCGACATTCCGGTCTTCGGCACGGTGGCCGCCGCCCTGCTGGACGGTCGCGTTGACCGCGCGGCGCGGCGGGCGAAAGCCGGGCTCGTCGCCGAGGCCGAATTCGCCGCGGCGCAAGCCATGGCTCGGATCGAACGTCGGCTGCGCGAACTCGAACGGGACAAGGCCCGCGCCCTCGCTGCCGCCAATGAGCGTTTCTCCGCCGCCCTGGCGGCTTCCGAGACCGAAAGGGAAAATTTGAATGACCAGATCGCCGAGCTTCTGGCGGCGCCTGTCAATGGCGCTTGCGTTGTCGACAATGTTCTTGCCGGCCGCCTGCGCAACCGATAGCGCGCGCTACCTCGCCGCCGCCGCCTCGCAGGCGGATGCATCCGTCGCGGTGTCCGCGGCGGGGGACGCAGACGACCTGCCGCCGCTGCCGGCCGATTGCCGCCGGCGCGAGCGGTCGGGCGTCGTGGTCGGCGATCGCCTCGATGCGGCCGCGCTGAAGAGCGACGGCGCTCTCGGCCGTGCGAACGACCGGGTGATACGCTGCGCGGCCTGGTACGACGCGCTGCGGGCCGCGCGAAGCAATGGGGAATCGTCGTGACGGCCAAGATCGTTTTCATCCTGGCGATGGCGGCGGTGGCGAGGTTGTCGGTCCGATGGGTCGCGTCCGCGCTATCCGGCAGCGAAGGGGATGCGCGATGAGGATAGTCCGTCTCTTCCTGACACTGGCCGCTGCCGCCGTTTTTCTCCATGCCCCCCTGGCCATCGCCGCCGATGCGCCGTCCGGCGGTGTCCGCTTCGACCTGACCGTAAACCTGACGGCCATCATCACCATCGCGGTCATGGCGGCCGGAGGCATCGCTGCCTGGGTGACGGTCCGCAACCGGGTGCGGACGCATTCGGAGACCCTGGCTGTCCACGCCGAAAAAGTCGAGGCGCTGGGCAAGCGCATCGAGCAGGTGCGCGCGAAGTCCGCGCACGAGTTGTCCGAGTTCAAGCTCGAGGTCGCGCGCAACTACGCGACCGTGCAGTCGGTTGCCAATGTCGAGGAACGGATCGCCGCCGCGCTCGAGAAACTCGACGACAGGCTGGAGAAGCTGGACAGCTATTTGCGCGATCTGGCGGCGGCGCCGAGCCGCCGAGCCCGCCGCGACAACAAACCGGAATGATTGTCGGAGATACCATGAAGAAGGGAAAATTCGTTGCCAGCGAAGCCGACCGCGCCCTTTTCGTCGCGGCGGCCGAAGCCGTCGCCGCCGCGGTTCGCGAGGGCCACCCGCCGCCGGGCGTGCGGGTGCGGAACGATGCGGTCGGGGCGATCCGCCGGGCGGCCGCCTCGGCCGGTGTGGCCGTAAACACGATGCGCCACCGGTATCGCCGGGCGGTCGAGCTCGGGCTGGACGGCCCGGTTCGGGAGGCCGCGAGCGAGCGTCGGGCGCAGGTGTCGGATGGGGCGCCGGACAATCCGGCCGGCCGGGTGACGCAGGCCCAGCGCGAACAGGCGCTGCGCGACGAGGTGGCACGGCTGAAGGCGGATCTTACGGCCGCGCTCCGCGAGGGCAACGAGCAGGACGCCATTCTCGCCCTGGTGGGCCGGATGGCAAAGCACGATCCGGTTCCGCCGGCGTGGCTGACCGAGTCACGGACCAGCGGCCGCCAAGGCCCGGTAACGCCGGAGGTTCCGGTGGTCATGTGGTCGGATTGGCATTTCGGCGAAAAGGTGTGTCCTGACGACGTGAACGGCGCGAATGCCTATGACACGGATATCGCTCGCCGCCGCATCGATCGGCTGCTGGCCTCGACGTGTGACATCTGCCACAACCACGGGCCGGGAAACTATCCCGGTATCGTGATCCCCCTGATGGGGGATTTCATCTCCGGCGGGCTGCATCCGGAACTCCTGCGCACTGACGAGGAGGGCAGGATCCCGTCGGCGCTGTCCGTGATCGACATTCTGTGCGGCGCACTGACGCGCATGGCGGACGAGTTCGGGCGCGTGTTCTGCCCGGCCGTGCCCGGCAACCACGGACGCAACACCATGCGGCCGGAATACAAGGGTTATGTCCACACAAATTTCGACTGGCTGATCTACCAGCTCGTTGCCAGGTGGTTCGATGCGCGCGGCGACGATCGCGTGAAGTTCCTGATCCCGATGTCCGGCGACGCTTTGTTCCGCGTATTCTCGACCCGGTTTCTGGCGACCCATGGCGACATGCTCGGTGTGCGCGGCGGCGACGGCATAATCGGCGCGCTCGGACCGATCACGCGCGGCGAGATCAAGATGCGGGGCCAGTCGCAAAGTCTCGGCCGATCTTACGACTACCTGCTTATCGGACACTGGCACCAGATGTTCTGGGGGCCGCGCGTGATAGTGGCGAACGCGCTGAAGGGGTTTGATGAGTATGCCGGCAAGGCGCTGCGCGCCGTCCCCTCGACGCCGTCGCAGCCGCTGTTCTTCGTTCATCCGCGGCGCGGCATCACGTCGCGGTGGGAAATCACGCTCGAGGACGTGCAGCAGGGAGAGGTGACCGAATGGGTGAGCGTGGCGGCATGACGAAAAGGGTGATCGCGCTGGCCGGGCCGATCGGCGCCGGCAAGTCCACGGCGGCGCAATACCTGGCGGATCGGCACGGATACGAGAGGATCCGCTTCGCCGCGCCCCTGAAATCCATGATGCGGGCGTTCTATGCATCGGCGGGGCTCGATCCGGTGGAAATCGAGGCGCGCATCGAGGGCGGGCTGAAGGAGGCTCCCGATCCGGTTCTTCTCGGGCGCACGCCCCGCCGTGCCATGCAAACGCTAGGGACGGAATGGGGGCGCAACCTCATTGCGCCGGAGCTGTGGGTTCATGCCTGGTCGGGCGCGGCGCGTCGTGCGGGGCTTGTCGTTGCCGAGGATTGCCGATTCGCAAACGAGGCGGCGGCGGTTCGTGAGCTGGGAGGGATCGTCATCGGCATCGAATGCCCGTGGCGGCCGCGCCCGGCCGACGGACATGCCAGCGAGGACGGGGTCGAGGTTGACGTGACGATCGCGAACGACAAACCGGGCAATCCCGAAACCATGTTCAGGCGGCTGGACGAAGTGCTGGCTGAAGAGGTCTCGGGTTTCAGAACGGCCGGGTCTGCGGCGTGACAATGACGCCGCAGTCCCTTGCTCCGCATTTCGTGCAGCGTAGCCGCAGGGCGATTCTCCTGAGGGGCATGTCGTGTCCGTACCGCTCCATCAGTCCGTCGAGGTCGAGGATCTCGTGATGGTTGCAGGGCGCGCAAACCGCAGTGACGGTATGGCGCATCGCGATCAGCTCCCTGATCGTATTCCCGTCATCCGTTTCCGGGAGCTTTTCTGTGGGGGTTTCTGTGGGGAAGCGGTTTCGCATTCTCGCTAACCGATTGTTTTGGTTGGTCGGAGTGGCAGGATTTGAACCTGCGACCCCCTCGTCCCGAACGAGGTGCGCTACCAGGCTGCGCTACACTCCGATACCAAACGGAAGCGGTCTATAGCGCCGGTTCCGCGTTCCCGCAAGTGCGCTTGCCCATTCTTTGTCAGTTTTTTGACCGGCAGCCGGACGCTTGCCCGAAGGCGTGCTAAATGGCACGTAACGCCATCATGACGCGGCTCCGGACGGGGGGCTCCGTATCAGCTTCGAGAACCGGGAAGACACTCATGAAACCACGAGCGGATTTGCAGCCGAACAGCTTTGCCTTCGAGACCGAACCGCTGGTCAAGCCAACCGGATTTCGCGAGTACGATGCGCGATGGTGGTTCGGGCACCCGGCATCGGACACGCCGCCGGAGTTGAACCTGCTGGGCGTTCAGGCCCTCGGCATGGGGCTTGGAACGCTGATCCGCCGGCTGGGTGCCGGCCCGCGGATCGTCGTCGGCCATGATTTCCGCAGCTACTCGCTTTCGATCAAGCTGGCTCTCGCCCAGGGCCTGATGGCTGCCGGCGCCGAGGTGAAGGACATTGGTCTTGCGCTTTCGCCGATGGCCTATTTCGCGCAGTTCGCGCTCGACGCCCCGTCCGTTGCGATGGTTACGGCATCCCACAACGAGAACGGCTGGACCGGCGTGAAGATGGGGTGCGAACGTCCGCTGACATTCGGACCGGACGAGATGGGGCAATTGCGCGATATCGTGCTTTCCGGCGATTTCGACCTCGTCGGCGGCGGGAGCTACGAAACGATCGAAGGGTTTCGGGAGCGCTATATCGATGATCTTGTCGATGGCGTTTCCCTGAACCGGAAGCTCCGGGTTGTCGCGGCTTGCGGCAACGGTACGGCCGGAGCATTTGCGCCGCAGGTTCTGGAACGTATCGGGTGCGAGGTGATTCCGCTCGACACCGAGCTCGATTTCACTTTCCCGCGTTACAATCCCAATCCGGAGGACATGGAAATGCTCCATGCCATCCGGGACAAGGTGCTGGAAACCGGCGCGGATGTCGGACTCGGTTTCGACGGGGACGGAGACCGTTGCGGCGTTGTCGACAACGAGGGCAGGGAGATTTTCTCCGACAAGGTCGGGGTCATGCTGGCGCGCGATATCTCCGACAGGCATCGGGATGCGAAATTCGTGGTCGACGTGAAGTCGACCGGGCTGTTCATGACCGATCCGGTGCTTGTCGCCAACGGCGCGACGACCGACTACTGGAAGACGGGGCATTCCTACATCAAGCGGCGCGTTGCGGAGCTCGGCGCCATCGCCGGTTTCGAGAAATCAGGCCACTTCTTTTTCAATCCGCCGATCGGGCGCGGCTACGATGATGGCCTGGTAACCGCAATCGCGGTATGTCGGATGCTCGACCGCAATCCCGGCAAGTCGATGGCCGATCTTTACCGTGATTTGCCGTTGACCTTCGGTTCTCCGACCATGTCACCGCATTGTCCGGACGAGGTGAAATACGAGGTCGTTGACCGTGTCGTGGCGCGCTTTGCCGCGATGCGTGATGCGGGTGAGAAGATCGCCGGCCATGCCATCGCCGATCTGGTGACGGTGAACGGCGTGCGCGTGGTGGCCGATGATGGCACCTGGGGGCTGGTGCGCGCCTCCTCCAACAAGCCGGAGCTCGTGGTCGTGGTGGAAAGCCCTGTCTCCGAGGACCGGAAGATCGAGATGTTCCGCGCGGTTGATGCCATCCTGCGCGAGAACGGAGAGGTCGGCGAGTACAACCAGTCTATTTAG